CGTATGCGTAGGGGTGCAGGTAGGCGTGATGCGTGTATGCCTGCGTGCGCACGTGCCCGCGAATCATATATAATTTATCGATTTTATAATTTTAATAGCCCAGAACTGATTTAAATGATGTTCTGATTAATTTATTTAATATATTTATAAATATAAAATTTAAAATTTAAAAATTATATATGATTCGCGGGCACGTGCGCACGCAGGCATACACGCATCACGCCTACCTGCACCCCTACGCATACGCCCAACGCGTACGCCCAAATTATCTATACCTGCATGCCCCTGCACCCATGTGCGTACGCCCAAATTATCTATACCTGTGCGCCTGTTCTACCATATACCTGTGCGCCTGTTCTATTATATACCTATGTGTGCGTACCACTATAATACGTGCGCGTCGTGTCGCCTGTGTGCGTCGCGCGCTTATTATCTATACCTGCGTGCACGTCACCTGCGTACATTATTATAATCGGTTTGAATCGTTAAAATAAAAATAAAATTATTTGAATAAAATTTTATAACTGACTGATTATTAATCAGTTATAACAGTTAAAAAATTTTATGAATGTTAAAATAACTGTTAAAAAATGTATAAATAATTTTTAATTAAAAAAAATCGATTATATTTGCGATGTCATTAAAAAAATAATGACTGATATATTAATTAAAAAATAATATAATGTCCATATACAACCAGGTTGGGCACCTGTCGGTTAGCTGCAGTCCATAAGCAGCAAGGAGTAGGGCAAGAAGGCTCCGTGCCCAAGTGATGTTTGACATATTGAACAATGCACCCATAGGCAGTGAACAGATGGGATAATTTTAGTCATAACTAGAGTTGGCCCCCTGCAGTAATTGGCTGCAGGGGTAGGGTTCGAGTCCCTAGCTAGGCCCATTATTAACAATTAAAAAATGACAAAATTATGAAAAAGAGAACTTATATCGTAAAGCAAGAGAAGGGTAGTAATATATGGGATGCTGCATATACTGTAGCAGAAACTATGTTTAAAAAGCCAGATATAGATTTTGCTGACAAAAATGGGTGGTCTGACGCAGACATATTTGACATAAGTCTCACAGACAGGTATTGGGAAGTGACTATAAAGGTCGATGAACGTATTACACTAGAAGAAGCTGACTATAAATTTTATGTTGATGATATCAGCTCTGATATTGAGATAGGCCTCAAAGAAGTGTACATGATTATGTAAACCCTACTAGGAGCAGTGCCCCAGTTCGACTCTGGGGTAGGGTTCAATTATTAACTAAAATTATACTTATATGATTACAATTAAGCAAGAAAAAGGCAAGTCTCTTATAGAAGTGTTAAACGAGAAAATGGCTACTATAGGCGACTATCTGGGCAACCGAGAGTTGACAGAAGTATCAGATTACGATGACGAGAGCATGGAGAAGCCAGCTACTGAAGTGCGCTATTATACACTCCATACTGATGGCCTTACGTTCGACCAAGGTCTGTGCGACTATTACTTCGCCACGAACTGTGGAGAGTACCGATTCGGACTTACTCCCGTAATACTGATTTAACCCTACTTGGAGCTATGCTGCAGTTCGAGTCTGCAGTAGGGTTCAAAGGCAATAATGCCCCATAACTAAAATTTATACAATTATGACTAAGAAGAATAATGCCGTAAAGGCACAGGTAGAGAATGTTAACGCAGTTGAGAACACTACAGCCGAGGCTACACCACAGGTTGCGCCACAGGCAGAGGTAGAGAACTCAGAGTTGGAATCAAAGGCTGAGAAGGCTAAGGCTGAAGCAGCGCGTCTCATGGAGCAGGCCAAGAAGGCTGCTCAAGAGGCTAAGGCTGCAGCTAAAGAGGCTCGTGAGGCCGCGAAGAAGGCTAAAGCGTTCACATCACGCCCAGTACGTAAGAATACATTTGAGGTACGAGTATGCCAGAAAATGGCTGATGTTACCTTAGGTGGAGAGTACGTTGACAAGTCTGATGTGCACTACTGTGCAGAGAAAATTGCCATTAACTGTCTCACAGAGTTGAGAGCAGAAGGCAACAACGATGAAGACAAGTCTAAGGTATACCTTATCAACAAGGTATCGAAAGAGACTGATGAGAATGGTGAGCCAAAGGAGAGCATCCTTATTTCCAAGTTGTACTTAGATTTGGAGACAAACCAGATTATCATCGACTAACCCTATTTGGAACTAAGGCAGAGTTCGATTCTCTGCTAGGGTTCAATTATTAACTAAAATTATATTGGATATGAGTACTATTATGAAAACAGAGATTATGGAAAGAAATGGCTGTGAACTCGTATATGAGTTAATGGTATCTAACATCGTTATTGCCAAAGAGGCAAATGTTGTTAGAAAGAAGTTGGAAGAGGCTATTGATAATTATGAGGCTTCTAATAAAATGCCAAATTCATCTGCTGTTATTAGCTCTCTTACTTTCAAGGAAGCTATTGAAACTACGTTCAAGTATAACGAGCACAAAACTGTGCAAGTTACTAATGCATCAAGTTCAGTAGTATATAGAGTTGAGTTAGATATGGGTAAAACCAAACAAGGTAATGCCACATACTATTCAGTATATGCAGAGTTTTATAAATACGAGGAGGCTTAATCATGGCAATGTTTCTAATTATCAGTATCACAGTTCTTATTGTCACTAGTTTGACACCAGAAGAATGGAAGAAAGTCTTTGATGAAGTCAAAGAGTAAACCCTATTTGGAACTAAGGCAGAGTTCGATTCTCTGCTAGGGTTCAATGCAATATCGCAGAGAACTAAAATTATAAGGAAATGGAAAAATTAATGGAACCAGTATCAAGACTTGATGTTATTAAGGCTTTTACTTTAATGGATGACCCTCGTGATTTAAAGGTTATTCATATACGTAATAATAGATGGTCTGAAGATAATTCAGGCCAAATAGACGTAATAACTAGAAGTGTTGCTGTTCGTGTGCTTAGTAGAAGCAAGATAGATTCTGTTGAAATATGCAAGATAGATTCTAGAGAGGGAATTAAAGTATTCCCATCTGGATATTATGTATGCACATTCGGCGAAGTACTTGCTTGTTGTGAGTATTCAATTAAAGTTACATACCAATTACGTGGAATAACTGCAACAGCATATCTCTATTATATCGGCCAAGATAATCATTAATATGACAAGTCAAGAACTGGAATTAGATTTCAAAGATTATTGTCATCATAAGAAATTGGAATTTATTACATCTATTCCAGTTGGCAAATCACTTATACTCCTTGCAAAAGGTAATAAAGTGGTTAGACTTATGAAGGACTATCTGAATGCAAGAGGCCTAGATTATACTGAGCCAGTTGCAATGCTTGAAGCTATTGGTACTTATGTAACAGTAGAGTAAACCCTATTTGGAACTAAGGCAGAGTTCGATTCTCTGCTAGGGTTCAATGACGCTTTTGTCAGAAACTAAAATTATAAGGAAATGAAAGAAATTACAGAACTTATTTATAAGTTCAACTCAGATTCTAAGACTGAATTTTATGAAGTTACTGAGAGTAAGCCATATAAGTTATTAACTATGCTTTGTACTGGAAAAGCTGACGATATCTCAGATGTTGATAAGCTTTGGCTTATTAAGCAAATGGAGCGACAGTCTTATTTTCCACATGATAGTGTATGTGTTCTAGGTTGGAGACTATACTTCAAACCATATCTGACACGATTTATATATCGCTTAACCATAGAAAATACATTCACTATTATTTATGGAATTGATAGAAAGTCAGTCGAAGCATATCTTAAAGAGTTTATAGATGAGCACTATGAAATAGCTGAACTTATAGAATTGCCAGAAAATTATTAGCCTTACTTGGAGTTAACACGAGTTCGATTCTCGTGTAAGGCTCAACAGCAATATTGCTGGAAACTAAAATTATAAAATAGCTTATGAAAAATAAGGAATTATCACCATTTGTGCAAGCTATGTTGCTTTTACACAAATATGAAATAGAAGAAGCTTCTCATCATATCAATGAGGAACGCAATAAGAAAATCAATTTTATTAGAGCACAATTTAAATTATAAGGAAATGAAGAAATTTAAAGAAAACAATCCTATTGATATAATCGAAGCATTGTGTCGAATGGGAAACACAGATAGTGTAGGCATATTTGAAATGCCTTGGTCTAAAGATAACTCAGAGCAAATGGAAAAAATCAGATGGATGTTTGTACCAAATTCACTTGGTAATTATTCATGGGAAGTTGTAGTTAATGAAAGTCAAGTTCTTGAATACATTGATAAATCGCGTTCAATCACTACTAGTATAAACAAAATGGTTTATACACCTGGTTTTTATCTATATTCGTATAATGAAGAACTTCCTACTAATGTTATTGATACATATACAATGAAAGTTGAGATTCAGCAGGAAGTAATTGGTTATAATGAAGAAATTTATCTTTATTACATAGGAGATTAATAATTATGGCAAGAAAGAAAAAAGCAGAACAGGAAGTTATCTATATGAGACTTCCTGACACATCACGTTACATGATTGCAGTTAATGGGGCATACTCAGTTCAGACTATTCCAGCTGGTTCAAATGCTATAAAGCCACGTGGCTTTGGAGTATTTTGTTCTAACAATCCTAGATTACCAGCTTTGCTGACTCATTCTCATAAGCTAGTAATTAAGAAGATGTACAAGAAAAAAGATAGTGCTATTAAAGCTATGAACAAGCTTGCTGAAGCCAATTCTAAATTTAAAATAGAATTGATAGTATTTTAATAAAAAGGAGCCTAACAAGCTCCTTTTTTTATGCTTATACTTATGAAACCCTATTTACCATAATATCTCTTACTGTAAAAATCAGCTCCAGGCAGTTGTTTTATATCAATAGTATAATTTATCGTCCTCTATATAATAACGTCTCTGGAGCGCTAGAAATAGCTCCAGAGAATTATAGTTACTAGAGCTATACTACCAGTAGATAAAAGTCTGATACAGATATAATAAACCTAGTTTCATAAGTGTAAGCATAAAAAATGCTGACTAGCTTCACAGCCAATCAGCATTTAAGAACTTCTAACTAAAATTTATCCCTTATGATTAATCTATTCTAAACAGTTTCCCTAACCTATTTGGAACGATAATTTTAAATTAATTTATTACATCAGGTCATCGCTCTGACCATCATTTGCGCCTGTTTCAGAACCAGCATTCTCCTCACTTGGAGCTGCTTCAGCCTCTGAGTTATCCTTGCCAATCTTAGCCTTAATCTCTTCAATCTTAGCTGTCCACTTCTCAATAGAAGCTTCAGCTTTAGCCTTGTGCTCCTCAGCCTTCTTAAGCTGCTGCTCAGCGATAGCGAGAGCCTCTTCAGGAGTCTTAGCTGTTGGAGTCTTACGCTCTCCATTGCGACGGGCGATAAATGCCTCATTAATCTTCTTGCCCTCATCATCGAGCTCCTCAGCGATAGCCAACTTATCATTGGTTGTAACCTTGTGAGCATACTTCTTAGGTGTTCCCTCAGGAGCATCCTCAGCAGGCTGAATCTCGATACGATAAAGAATTGTATGGTTGCGCTTGTTTGGAACCAAAGAAATGATACGGCCGAGGATAGTTGGGGCATTCTCAATCTCTGCACCAAGAGCACCTGTCTCTACATAGCTAATCTGCTTACCGACATTGCCGATAACCTCCTGTACAGCCTTCTCAATCTCCTCATGAGTCCACTCAGGAAGTTCCTCCTTAGACTTACCACCACGTGGAGTGCGAGTCAGTTCTACAACCTCATCAGAAATCTTAATGAGCTCTGAGCCATAAGCCTTAACGATACGACGGCCATCATCAGCCTTAACAGCGTAAAGACACTTGTTAGTGCGCTTTTCCTCAACGATAGCAACGATAACACCATTAACCCACTCAATAGAGTTGAAAGGAACAACCTGGCACTTATGGCCAACAGCCTCTTCACGAAGCTTAGCAGCGAGAGCTGCACGTTCCTCATCAGTTGGCTTAACCTTAACCTTCTTCGCAGTATCTGCCTGCTTTTCAGATGCATCAGCATCAGTGCCATTAGCAGCATCAATAGCTGCCTGCTCTTCTGCAGAAAGCTCTGCGTTTGGATTCACTGTTGCTGGAGCATTATCGCCAGGTGCAAGCTGACCGCGTTTAGCGAGGACCTCCTCAATAGCTGCCTTTTCACTCTCATCGGTAACTGTTTCAAGCAGAGCATTCAACTTCTTAGTTGGCATCTGCGCATAATTTTTCTGTGCCATAATTCTTTTTATTTTTAATTGTTATTATTTTAAATGAACACTGCAAAAGTAACTGTTTTTTCTGAAACTCGAGTGTTTTTTATGTTAAAAAATGTTCGATAATTATTAAATTTAGTGAAATACTTATTTTTTATTAATTCTTAGCCCAGAAGTCAATCCTAAAAGATAAGCTTTCATTTCTTTATGCTTGAAATTCATTGTTTCTTCAATACATAATTCCTTATATTTTCTATCATGCTTCCAAGCCCAAGTTGTATAATCTAATTGATATTTATAATTTCCTTTAGTTGTTGGAAACAAGGTGGCAATAAAATAATTGCCACCAAGTAAAGTATTAAGCTCTCCAACTAACTGAAAAATATCATTAGATATTTGTTTTGGAGTCCAAAGTCCATCTATTAAATTACTCATGATATGGATATTTATCTTCAGCCTCTGAATAATCATCACAGGCATTGCAATTCTTGCAAAGCTTATCACACCAAAAATTGTAGTTAGTACAATTACCTTTTCCAGGTCTATTCCATCTTTTCATAACTGCAATCTCCTAAATTAAATGTTTGCTAATATACTCGGAACGTAATGAAAGCAATCTGCTTTCTATCTCAGATATATTATCTGATTTAACTTGTTCAACGAATATTCCATCTACTACAAGAGCTGTGAAAGTTACTCCTTTGGAGTTTGTATAATCAGTTATTCTGATTTTAGCTTTTGCCTCAGCTTCTAAGGCTTTCTGCTTACCTTCATTAAGCCAAGCAGAAATTGGATTCTTAATTGTTACCATAATCTAAAAGAATTTATGAATTTAAAGTCAGGTTCTCTTTTACCATCTCGTGTTACAGTAATAGCATAACCATTATTCATATTAGGAATTGGTGTTTGCTCTGCAACAAACTTATAATTTGCATAACTCATAAAATAATAATGAGCATCTAAAAAGTCCTCAAATCTAGGCTCTTCTTCTCCTGGTTTAGAGTCAGGAGTGCAAGCATAGTTATAAAAAGCTTTGGCTTTAGACACACATGCTTTTGATGGAAACCCAGTTTTCTGAGTATAAACTTGTGCTATCAACTCTTTGAGAGTAATAACTTTGTAAACAGGTGATTCGTCCATATTTTAATCTCCTAAATTATATGCTACTTTAATTAAGTTCAAAATATCCTCAGTGAAATTGCAAACTCCATTATACTGAAGATATGTATCAACCAATTCTAATGGTGAAAGGCTCTCTACATAGTCTGCATCATATTCAGCTTCATCAATGAGATATTCTTTCAACTCCATTTGGTCATCGAATTGTCCATTTGCATCTTCTATAAAAGCTTTTAACTTATTTTCCATTATGTTTTATTGCCTCTATCCTCGGCTTAGGAGCTGTAAACCAGCATTTATTAATATCTTAAATGTTACACTGCAAAAGTACTGCTTTCTGTTGAAAGTAACTGTATTTTTTCTGTTAATATACATTAATGAAATATTAATAAATGTGTACTACATTTATTATATGCACGTGTACGCGGAGAATTTGGTTTATGGTTATTATATTCCAAGATAAAATATCGTCTCTGAGCTATTATAATTTTTATAATAAGTATTTATATTAATATATAAAAAGAAGGCTCCAGAAGTAGCTTTCTGCGCTATCTGAGCGTTCTTTTTAATCACTCTTGTACTAAAAATTCTTGTGCTTTTTGGTTATCTAAAATAGTAGTTCGAGGTGAACAAATAGGCATATATGAATAGCCTTTATGTGATTCTTTGGTTTTATATTTTATCCATGGTTTTTTATTTAACCAAACACATTCTCCTTCACAGTCATTTAGCCTTTTATTAAAGTACATATTAATCTGTGCTATTTTTACTCTATTCAAGCCAATGAATTTAAAGTAAAACATCCAAGGAAATACTCCACCATCATTATGTACTCCATCCCACATTGATTCATCAAACTCAAGAGTATTTTGTTCTTGCTCTTGTTTCAAATCTTCAATATAAGGAATTATAGTAACTTCTACAGTTCCATTTGTAGTATCAATTTTAGGCGGCTTATTTTCGTCTGGCTCAAAGCCAAATTCAAACATAGCAGATATTTCTGCTATTTCATCCAATGAGCTTTCATCCAAAGGGTCTTCGCCCTCAAAGAAATAGTAGTAAGCATCATTAGATAATTTCATTGTTACAGGATTGTTAACATCCAAAATTAATTTACCATCCATGCTCTTTATGATATTTTTTCATATATGCTTTATGCTTTTCTTTGTAACCAGGCTTTAGCCTATACTCATCAGCTAAAAGCAAAAGTCTATCTCTGTTTGCGAGATAATATTTTCTTCTATACTCAGACCTATTACGAGTATCTTTATGAGTTGCTCTATAAGCCTTATTTCTAGCAAGAATTTTATCTCTATTAATCTTATATAGTTCTCTTCTTCTTTTAAGCTTTTTAGCTCGTTCTTTTCTAGCCTTAAGCCAATCAGAATTAAGAGCTGTTTCTGTATTTATTTTTTGTTCCATACTTTTAATGCATCATCAATTCTTATCTTTTCCAGTGTATACTGTTGTATAAGAGTTGTTGTGTTATTAAACTCATGTGACTCATTGTCCATTTTCTTAGCACTCTCTTTGAGCTCTGTAATTAACTTTTCAAGCTCAATACTTTTATTCAGTAGCTGCAGCATCTTCTTTCAATTTATTGATTAAATCGTTATACCAAAAAGGATTTACAGAAAGTAAATCATAGATAGTTCTCATGCCAAGTAGCTTATTAGCTGCATAGATTTCAAACTTAGACTGTGCATCTTTTAGTCTATTGAATTTAACAATCATTTTATCTATGCCAATAAGCCTCTGTGGAACTCTTGCTGTCATTGTTTTGATTAATTCATCTGCAGAAAATAAGCCAGGAACTTCAATATTTACTCTAAAAGTAAACCCTTTTCCAAAATCTTCTGAAGCTTGGTATGTGAATGGCTCCATAGGAATTATTACACTTGGATAATAATTCCAGCAAGCTATTACTACTTTTGGAAGACAACACATTACATATTTTTTAAATTGTGCATTTATAATCTGCTCGCATTTAAGCATAGAATCTGTGTATTTTTTAGCCTCTTGTTGTATAATAAGCTTTTTATATTCTACTGTAAGTGGAGAATTCAAATCTATGAACCTTTCACTTAGAGCATTTTGCCTTATTTCTCTAGCTTGCTTTTTTCTTTCTGCTCGCTGTTCACTACGAGACATTCTAGCTTTTTTTGCTTGGTTTACAAGTTCGTCCCTTGTTTTAATGCCTCGCTCAGGAACTCCTTCACTATTAAGAGTTGTCCATGGAGCCCAAGCTTTATCGCCTGTCAAATCCTGTGGAAGCTCAGCAGCTTCTTCTGCATTTATTTCTTGCAGATAGCTACTGAGCTCGTCATTAGAAAGTTCTTTCATAATCAAAAGAGAATATTGATTTTAAAACTGCTACTCCCATTCTACCATTAAGAGTGCCAAAATAAGCAATGGCTAAGAGAATTCTTGCTACAATTCTTAATAACCATGCAGAAATATATACAGGCAGATATATTAGACCAATAATAGTCCAAATAATCAGTTTGTATGGTAACTTAAGTTTCTTCATATTATTTAATATTTAGTTTGAAATGCTTCTCATAAATGTGCAAATCATGTGCAATATGAGTATATGTTCCTACAGGTCTGTGTAGTCTTTTAGCTACATATTCCTGTAATTTACTGAAGCAATACTGGTCATTACAGAAGCCATAGATTAAATCATTGCTTCTCATAATCACAGTCATATCTAAGTTCTTGCTTCCTGGCTTAATATCAAAGCCAATAGCAATTGTGCAAGGAGTATCATAAGCATACTCTGACTTTTCTTTTCCATCAAAAATAGAAATCCAAGCTTGGCGAGTATTTGGGTTATTTGATAATTGCTGAATTGTAAGCTCTAGTTGTTCATTACGGTTCCATTGCCAACCATAATTAGAGTTTACAATATTATCGCCACTGTGCATCTTATCCCAAATTGGAGCATGCTTTTTGATTTCACTAACAGAGCGGTCTCTTGATACATACCAAGCCCATTCTCTTTCTGCATAAGTTTTACTCCACTTACGCCAAGGAGTTTTAATATCTCTATCTGTTGGGTTTAAGATTGTAATGCAAGCATTGTAAACAGCTTTTGTGCCAATGTTTGTTTTAATGCCTGTTTTCATAATTAATGAGAACATAGCTTCAAATGCATCTGTCGCATTATCGAATGTTTGAGAAAGTGCCATAATTACATTTTTACTAGTTTGAATAATTCTTCTTCTGCCTCATCATTTAGTGATTTACAGATTTGTGTAGCTTCATCGAAAGTAAGTTCTATGTATTCATCTCCATCTTCGTCCATTGCTGTTTCACCAGTAATTACACAAATCTTATATAAATAGCTTTCTTTGTTATCATAATAAGCTTTTGTTGCATCAATGGCATAAACTCCAACGTAATGAATTGGTTCTTCTCTTATAAAGCCCATGTGAAGAGTTCCCTTTAACTCTTTTATATATAAAGCTCTAAAGATTTTTGGCTTAAATAAGCCCTGTTCATACATTACTTGATATTCATGAAGCCATCGGCCCCATCCACAATGTTTAAGCCAATCATTAAGATAGTGTTCAACAAACTTCAAAAATATTGGAGTTTCAGCTAACTGTAACGCTTCTGAATTTGATATCATAAAACTTACTTTTTAATATTAGTTATTCACCTGTTCCTAAGCCAAAACCATTGGCTCCACGTTCTTTTTTAATTTTACCAAAAAGCTCTTGCTCTGATGATACTTCAATAATATCATCATAATGAACTGGTACAAGAATAAACTGAGCTAACTTCTTTCCTGGTTCAATAGTGATACTCTTTGTGCCAAGATTGATAATATGAATATGAATTTCACCCTTGTAGTCTGCATCTACAATTTTAGCGCCAAGAACTGTTGGTTCTGTAAAGCTATTTGGCTTTACTTTTATGCCACAATTCTGTTTAGCCTGAATAGATGAAGTTACTCCTGACTTCTCTGCTGCCATAAGCATCAGATTACTTGCGAACTTTGCGATAATTCCTGTAGGAATGAGTGCATCTGTGTGAGGCATTACTTTAATTGGTCTCAAATCATTAGGAACAAAGAAATCAATTCCTGCAGATAAATTTGTTCCTCTTTCTGGAGTTTTTACGTCTCTAACTTTAAGTATTTTCATAATTTTGATTTTAAAAATTTTTCAACTTCTTTTTTGTTAAACTCTTCAAAGCTTAACAGTGTATTTACAAAGTCTAATGACTCTGGCTCTAGCTCTTCTTTAATTCTGTTGTAATCAGCTCTATAACAATGAAATGATGATACTTGCATTTGTATGTTATAAGGCCTTAATTCAGAATATTGTTTTTTTAATTCATGATATACTTCCCAATAAAATACTGAGAACATGAAAGCATCGTATGGAAGAAGAGTTAGAAAGTTCGATGAGCGCATCTGAACAATCATTTTCAGAAATCCATTTCTGATAAAGAATTGTATTGTGTTAGTGCAAAGCTTATCAATGGACTTTTCTCCCATAGCTACATTATTGTTAATGCAAAAGCAAGCTTGACGAGTATTTTGGTTTTTAAGCAAAGAGTCAATACAATACTTTAAGCCTTTTCTCTTATAAGCATAAATGCCATAATTAGAATTGAATTCTTTATGTTCTGCGTCAATACAGTTCTTATACTCATCAAAATAATCTAAGATTGATGTGTCTTTTGCGCTCGCTTTCTTATACCAAAAATACATTGCTGCAGCTTTCTTGATATCAAAAAGTTTACTGTTGCAAGTAGTCATTATATGGCTACTAACTGGGTCAAAAGAATATGATATTCCAATATTCTCCATATACTCTTTAGGTTCTTTGGCTTCTACTTTGAAGCCAAAGAACTTATTGAATATTGTCGCCCATTGCTTATTAGAAATTATCTCTCCTGTGCTTGGCATATTTCTTTTATTTTGTCAATGATTTGCTCAATACAGTTATTGCTGCACTCATTATTTAGATTAATGCTCATAAAGCCACGTACATTATCTTTTCGTCGATAAGTATAATTAAGTCTATGTATGCAAGTGTATTCTGAGTAAGATGCTTCTTCAAGATATGCTGGACGCATCTTATCATCATTCACATTGCAGTTCTCCAATGGCTTAAACTCTATGAGCAAGTCTAAATTAGCAAGGGATGTATGTACTTCTCTCAACAGCCATTTGTGGAATTTAAAATATTCATATTTGTTATCGAGTTTACTTTTATCAACATAGAACTCATAATAAAATAATGAATCTGTAAGAGCTCTATCGAAAAGATATATAGCATTTGACTCGCCAGAGAAAGCTTTAATTTCTTCTTTTACTTTCTTTTGAATAATTTCTTTTTGAAGCTTGAAATATAAGTTAGCATCTTGTCTGATAGCATCAATAGACATACCAGACTTTGCTACTTCTGTTTCTCTCATTGCTTCACTTATGATAACTACCTTATATCCTTCTTTTTCAAGAATGTATTTCAAAGCTTCCATAGTGGATGTTTTACCAGAAAAACATCCACCAGAAAAAGCTATTGTAAACGGAAAACCACCTAATTTAATCATATCATTAATATTTAATTATGTACAAAATTGGCTTCTTAGTTCCATTGGCGATTGCACGTTCACACTGCATCTTGTGATTTGAAATGATATCAGCAGTATCAAATACGATAGGATTGCCATGATTATTGAAGCTAGTATTTACCAAGCACTTCATATCTGTGATATTCTGTACTCTGCTAAGAAGCTTATGCATGAATGAGTCAACCTGTACAATCTGTGGGCGTCCAGTATACTTTGTGCTCAAAGTTTCATTATGCATTACACCATCATACATATTTGAATGTGGCTTTGTATAATGGAGTGTACAAATCATGAAGTTCAAACTGCCGATAACTCTCTCGAGCTCATCTTTACTGAAAAGATTAGCTGCTGCAAATGGAGTACATACTGGCGCACACGGCATAACTTCATTACGCTTATTATTAGCATTATTCTCAGCTGTTAGTTCAGCATTTGGCAAGAACACTGATGATGTGTTACACAAAGCTCTCGGACCAAATTCCATATTGCCATAAACAATATTAACAATTCTACCATTAGCAATGTGGTCGGCAATCTCTGAGACTAAGCATCTGAGTGACTCTGTATCGCCAATCTGTGGAATCCGCTCAACAAAGATATTCTCGTTGTCAGCAAACTTCTCTATATTATAGAGTCTACGAGTTCCTATTGCCAAGGTTCTGAATGGGAACTGAGGAGTATCTTCCTCTGCAGCATACATACCAATTGCTGCTCCTTGGTCTCCTGCTAATGGCATAATAGAAAGATTACCATCAATATCAGCAAGACTTGTCAAAATAGAATTGTTAAGCTTAACATTGTAGAATAAGCCTCCAGCCAAGCAGAGATACTTAATTCCAAATGATGCTACGATGCAATTGATAACCTTCTCTACAGTTCTTTGTACTACAAATGCAATTGCTACTCTTGCAGCATCTGTTGTATTATCGCTGCCATTAAAGTTAAGTTTAAAAAGAATATCTGCAAAGAGTTTATGCCAATTTTCTTTTGTTTCTGCTAGCTTATCGTAATTAATCTCACGACTACAGATACCAGCAAATGACAATTTTACGTCATCAGATGAATACATATTTTTAAACTTCTCAACAATCTTGTCAGACTCTTCAGCGAGAATTCTAATTTCAGCATCATTAAATGCTTTATTAATATGAGCCTCATAGCCTAAGAACTTATACTCATCTTGATTTTCTTTCATGCCAACAAATGATGTAGCATACTGGTAGAACAATCCTAATGATTTCTCATAGCCATAAAATCTCTTAACAAGTTCAGGCTTTTTGCCTGTGTCACGACGATAAATTGAGAGAACCTCTTCATTATTGCCAAAGCCATCAGCAACAATACAATATACAGGAATGTTGCCTTCTTGCTTCTTGAAGTAATCTCTGAACTCATAAGCACTATATGCATGAGCATCGTGATGAGTGAAGTCTTTATTAACCAACTTAATATTTGTTGAGATTTCCTTAAGCATATTAATATCTTGCAATGTGATATACTTATTAGGAGTTTCAGCACCAGTAAAGTTAAACCAGTGAGAAATAAGAATTTCACAACCTTTCATTCTGTTAAGGCCGACGTTATACTTAATCTCATTGATAGCATCAATAGGGAACTGGCTATCAGCCTTAATACGAGAAAGGCGTTCTTCCTCATATCCAATAATACAAGACTTTTCAGTCTCTTCAAATGAGCTGTTATCTACAAAAATTGCAGATGAGTTATGGCCCAATGTAATCAATAAATAATTCTTCATACTTAATATATTTTAAAATTGTATACTGCAAAAGTACTAAAAAGAATTGAAATAAAAGAATTTTTTCTGTTAATAAAACATAAGCATTTGTGAATAATCATTAATCTTCATTTGGATATTCCTGCTTAATCAATTTTAGGCATTGTTTTACTACATGGTAATAGTCCTCTTGAAAAATTGACACAATTATATTCTTCTGTTTAGTAGTAAGGTTATTAGCCTTACAATACATGTAAGCTTGTGCTAATGGCTTTGTGCCTTTTCTATCGCCATATCTTGTAGCTAGCTGTGCATAATGAATACACTTCTTAATATCTTCAGCTCCATTCTTGTTCTTATATCTAGAAATGTACTTAAGCATGTTGCCTTGTGTAAATGTTAAGTCGCATTTCATTATAAGCTCAATTGGCTGTACTTTAAGCAACTCATAATGAGTTCCTCCTACTTCCTTAGTAATCTCCATATAGCATTAAATCTTTAAATTTATAAACTTCTTGTTCATACCCAGTTTTTGATTTATTAACTGGTACTGAAAAAACATATTTATCTCCTTTCATCTTTTCGAAATACATAAGCTTTCCAAAATACCAAATTAAATCACCTTTCTTTGGACGTTTCCACTTTTTCATACTACTTTAAATATTTTTCTATTCTTGCTTTTATACTATCCATTAATGCTGATTGCCTTCTGTCTTTTCTTTGTAACGCATGAATAACTTCTACATCATAAGTTCCATACATAACTAAATAATGTATTATAACATTATTCTTTTGTCCTTGGCGATACAATCTAGCATTGAACTGTTGAAATAACTCTAATGACCAAGTTAAGCCAAACCATACAATTATATTACCACCAGCTTGAAGATTAAGTCCATGGCCTGCAGATGCTGGATGAGCTAACATTACTTGAACTTTGCCACTATTCCAGTCAATTATATCTTGTGGCTTTTTAAGTTCTCTTGGCTTGTAAGCTTTTAGATACTCCATAATTCTATCTCTATCATGCTGAAAAGACCAAGCGACTAATACAGGTTTGCCATTAGCATCATCTATAATCTCTTTTAAAGCTTCTAGCTTTATATCATGCACTTCATAAACATTTCTATCTTCATCATAGATAGCTCCGTTTGCAAATTGCAAAAGCTTATTACAAAGAGCCGCAGCATTAACAGCATTAATCTCTTTTTCTTCTCCATCTTCTGGCTCAAACAATTCTACAACTTTGTCTTTCTCAAAGCTCATGTATTTATGCAATAAGTCATTTGGCATTTTAAGATTTATGAAATTATCTGTTCTTTCTGGTAACTTCAAATAATCTTGGCTCTTCATACTTATGCAGATATCTGATATCTTTTCATGAATTAATCTATCAGACTCTGGAAGCAAATCATAAGAGTATACAACATTGCCATTTGATTTACCTGGCCTAAAGTACATGCTTCTATATGCAGTTATCGTTTTACCTAAACGAGTTCCTCTGTCCATCAGATATATCTGTGGCCATAAGTCAATAAGGCTATTAGGAGCTGGAGTTCCTGTTAAACCAACAAAGCGCTTAAAACATGGTTGCGTTAGCTTTAAGGCTTTCCATCTCTGTGATTTATAGCTTTTAAAGCTACTAAGCTCATCAACTACAATCATATCAAATGGTAACTTTGAGCCACCACATAATGCACATAGCCAGGCAATATTATCTCTTGAGATAATATGAATATCAGCTTTCTTATTTAAGGCCTCAATTCGTTGTTGCTGATTTCCAATTATTTTTGAAAATGTAAGATGCCTCAGATGCTCCCAATTTTTAGCTTCTTCTTGCCATACAGATTCAGCTACTCTCTTAGGAGCAATTACAAGAACTGAGTTTATCTCCAAGTAATCATACATCAGGTCATTAATTGCTGTGAGAGTCGTAGCTGTCTTACCTAAGCCCATTTCCAAGAATACTCCACAGAATGGATGGTTTATTATATGCTGAATACAAGCTGATTGGTACTCATGCAAATTATTTCTATACAGCATTTTCTATCTCATTAATCAAATCTATAACTCCTTGAACTGTATCAATGACTTCGACTCTGAAACCAAGAGCTCTAAGCTGTTTGTGAATAAATAACTGAATTTTCTTCGGCTTCTGTCCAGTCGTTTTTAGTTCGACAAAAACTACTTGAGCTTTTGGAAATAAACATAATCTATCAGGAAGCCCGAGTATATGGTTTGATAATAGCTTTATGCACATTCCATTTTTCTCTTTGCAAAGCTCAACTAGTTTTCGTTCTATTACCTTTTCACTTTCTATCTTCTTCTGACTCATAAGCTTCAGTGCAGAAAGTTAATGCAATATCAGTTACTTTATATTCATTTGTATTGAAGTATTTTTCAAAAAGCTGTTTTCTTGCAGCTTCTAAGTCTTCAGTAACAAATGGTTTATTGAGAGTAACGCGGAGCTTAGAGCCTTTCATAGCTCTAGCTCCATAAATTCTAAATATCTCTTTCTTCATTTTCATATTCCTTATTATTTATTTTGTTTAAACACATTACTATTATTCCCAAGCATACTCCTGCAAAGAAGAATATTGTATTTGTTATAAATTCAAGTGTTGTCATAATAAGCTGTCCTTTCTTTTAAAATATTTCTGTTTGCCATAAATACTAAAGTGTTTCGTTGACGTTACAAATTCCCAATCAGGCTGTGATTTCATAAGGTCATTAATCTCTCGAGTATTATAGCGTGTCATATCTTTTTTGTCTTTTCCTAAGCACTCACACCATATTTCAGCAATACAAACTGTATCTCTCTGAATAGTTCCGTTCTTAGCCAGAGGGTCGTCAAGCCAAGTGCGTCTGTCATATAAGTCTTTTTTGTCCCAGTCATCTGGAAGTAACTTATTAACATATTCAATAACAACACCGAGTCTTTCATCTGTAGATGAATGCTTAGCCTGTTCTGTCTTAGCCAACATAGATACTTCATTATCATCAAAGTATAACTTTTCTCCGTTTTTGTACAACTGATATGCTTCAGCCCAAATTTGGTCTATTTCATCTTGTGTTAAATCATTTGGCACAGACTTAGTAGCATTCTCAGGATGTATATCGATTGGATTGAATCGTCTATTTCCTGTTGGGTCTTTTAAGAAATCAGTATCATTAGTTGTACCAAAGAATATGCATTGGCGTTTATAGATTTCGACTGTTCTGCCATAAGCAGGTCTAAAAGCATCATCACACTTCGATATGAATTGCTTTATGCTTTCAGCTTCAGATTTTTTAAAAGCAGAAAGCTCAGCCATTTCTATTATCCAAGCACCTTGCAATTGCTCATAAGCTTCTTTGCCTTGTACAGTTGTAAATGTATCTGAAAACCAGTCCATTCCTAATTTTCTGATAAATGTGCTTTTATATGTTCCCTGAGGTCCCACAAGAATAAGCACCATATCATATTTAGTACCAGGTTTAAAAACTCTAGTAACTGCTGCACACAAGGCTTTCCTAATAGCAGCACGAGTGTAGGAATTGTCCTCAGCGCCGAAATAGTCAATGAGAAGAGTATCAATACGCTTAACACCATCCCAAGTAATTGAACTAATATATTCTCTGATAGGATGGAAACTCTTTCTTTGTACTTCAATAGCAAGCGAGTCATCAACCTTAAGAGACGAGGATATACCATATACACACTCAATATAATTTCTAATTCCAGAATAATCAACATCTTTCATATAATCTGGTTTAACTTCTAGCTTACGCCACGGCATATCTTTTGATATGTACCTTCTATTATCAAACAGATTAAGTGTAAATGCATTTTTGAGAACTTGGTCATTTTTCAGAATGAGATTTATATTCTGCGAAGAATTTTCATACTCACCTTTTGTTGTTGCTTTCAGTTCTTCAGTCCATGAAGTATCAGCATCTTTATCAAACTCAACTGGATTTTCAAAGTCTAGTTTAGCTTGAGCAAATTTCTCATTAGCAAGTTCTTTCTTAGTTCGCTTATCATTAGTGATAAGTTCTTCCATGAGCTTAAAGCTTTTCTTGTGCTTATCATCTGGCTCATTTCCAGTATCTTTATCACCAAACTTATGAATGCGAATTAAATCAAAAGCATTACACAATCTTCCACCAATTGGGTCTGTTCCATGATGGGAATATGCAAATTTATCATCATATATTAAAAGACCTCCTGCTGTAGAGCCTTTAATGTATGTGTATCTATCATCGCTAACTTTCTCATAAACATCAGGAAGAAAAGCTTCAATAGCTTCTTGTATTGTATAAGCTCTGCAGAATACTCCAATTATACCTTTCTTAGTGCAAGGGTCTTCTTGCTTCTTCACAGTAGACAATATGCTCTTATCAAACTCTGATGAAATTGGCCATTCATTAATATCATGCCAATCATTGTATGAATCAAGAATTGCATCTGCTGATAAGATAGGTCCATCTTGGTATTCGAAGTAATAATCAACATCACAAGATACAGATGGCCAATACATTAAACGATTAGTCTGAAATGTAGATTGGTCAAACAAATCTATATTTAAATCGCCTGCTATCTTTCTGGCTATTGGCTCGTATTCATCGGCTGATACTTCTCTATCAAGAGGAATAATCAATCTGTGGCGAGGTTTCTTTGGACTTGATTTATGAGTTGAGTGAATGCAAGCTGCACAATCATATAGAATTGTGAAATCCCACCAAAAATCAGTATACGAAAAGTCAATATCGAGTGTTATAAGCTGCTTATTCTGTACTGCAGATTTCTTTCTACTTCCATTTAACAGTGTAGCTCCAATATATCCACCGACATCTTTTATCTTTACTTGGTCTTGTTTGCTTGCTTTCATGAATTGAGCATAAGTCTCCTTAGTAACAGTTGGCTCTGATATCCTTTCTAGAAACTTATCCCAAGTATATTTCTTATTCTTCCAAACTTTGCTACTGCCACTAAAGGCAGTAGCTACGTTGAACGTTATATTATGTTTTAGTTCCATTTCTTATTTAATCTTTTTGATAATATGGACTAGTGAAACCAGCTGCATTAAGAGGTAAGTCTGATGCCCAATCAGGTGGTTGCTTCATTATGTTTATCATTTTATCTAACCATTTATCTGCATCACCATTATCTGGCACTTCAGCAATAGCTTCATCATGAACATGCATTGTTATTCCAAAGCCGTTACTTTCAAGATTCTCCATTGCATAGCCAATAAGGTCACGTGAAATAGCTTGAACGATATTCTCAGTTAGCTTTCCTCCATAAGTATCAATCAGCCCCCATTGTTTTGTTTCCTGATTTAAACCTTCATAATGAAGTATTTTGCTAGTTCTAGTACTCTTACCTACTTTCTTTTCTTTGAATACTGGATGATAATAGAATAACTTTCTACCAGATGGCAACTGTACTGTAAAGTAGTCATCATCGCAGTCAAATACTAAGTTTCTAGGAGTTCCTACTACTCTTCTGTGATATCGTACAGCTTCGTGAGCACAAGCTTCTATCTCTGCCCACAATTCTACTATGGATGGATTTGAAGTGCGCCAAAGTTTTACAATATGCATCATTTCAGCATCACTCATTCCCATTTTATCTCCACCCATTCGTTTCATTGCACCTAATGAGCCACCATATCCGAGTGCAAGCTCTGCATTCTTGGCTTTTGCTCTCAAATCAGAGCCTTTAGTTATAGCTTCAATAGGAACATTAAACATTCTGGCTCCTGCTGCTTCATAGATTTTACCATCACCTCTGAATACGTCCATTCTCCATTCTTCATCTGCTAACCATGAAACTACTCTGGCTTCAATAGCAGAAAAGTCAGCTACAGAATATAACATACCTTTTGGAGCAATAAATGTAGTTCTAACAAGCTGTGATAAAATATCTGAAACATCACCATATATCATATTAACAGCGTCCCAGTCTCTTTTACGAATTAGCTCACGTGGTAAATCAATATTTTCTACGTGATTTTTGCTAAGATTCTGTAATTGTACTAAACGACCAGCCCATCTGCCAGTTCTATTAGCTCCATAAAATTGAAATGTGCCTCTTACTCTACCATCTTTCATGGCACAATTCATCATAGTATAATATTTCTTAACTGATGAACGACCTAGCTTTTGACGATTTTCAAGAACAGTTCTAAGTTCTGGTATATCTTGAACTGCATCAAGCTTAAGAAGCATTTTAATTGCATCAGCAGCCATTGATTGATTGGCTCTATCATAGAATTGGCCATTAGCTGTTTTTAAATACTCTATATCTTTCAATGATAGAGTTGCATCAACTAAATCAGCATAATTGGCTATATACCATTTCTTGAGCTGAGCAACTGAATTAGGATTGTCTAGCATTGTTATAGACTTGCTCTCGTCCATAAGCATTTGTGTATATTGCTCATCGACTGCAATAGCTGACTCAGCTAATTCTTTATCAACCAAAATGCCTCTATCATTTATGTGCTGGTCTAAGATGTACAGTGAACGTTCAAATGGAGGAATTGAGTATTTACTCAATCTATTATATATTTCTCTTTCAGATAGTACATCATACTTATTATAAGTTTTATACATCTCCCACTTTTCTGGAGCGTCCCATGGATAATTTCTTGTACGCATTCCATTAATCTTTGTTGGCTTACAAGGACAAGAGAAATATTTGATAAGAGCCTTTCCTGTATCAAGCTTCTTATCTTGTAAATCAAGAACTTTAGAAACTTGGTCCAAGCCTAATGGTAATCCGCAATATGCAGATTTAACTAACGTACAATACCACTGCTCAACTGGAATATCATAGCCAACTCTCTTAAATGCATTTCTTTCAAAGACTGCATTGTGAGCATGTTTTTTGATATCTTCATCAAACAGTGCTTCAGCAAATTCATCTGGCATTTCTTCTCCTTGTGCCAAATCAATTACTTGCACGTCTTCATCGTCAAAAGCATATCCAATTATCAATATTTCAAAATCAGGTGATTCAATATATTTATAAGAACCACATGACTTAATATCAACACTTGAATATGTTTCGATATCTATAAACAAGTCTTTATGTTTTGCCATAATTTTTATATTTTAAAAGTAGGTAGCCTAGTTGGATTCGAACCAACATTTACATATGAGAATATGCAAGTATCACCAAATACGTAGGCCACTGAGTTCAAACTAAAACATATAATAGAAAAGAAATAGGAGGCAGCAGAGGAGTCGAACCTCTGCTATCTGTGCTTTCGGTATCATAAGCCAGATACTATCCATGTGCCTCGATGATAAGAATGTTTGTTTATGGCAAAAACCTACATTAAATCGTCATCTTCGAATGCATTGTCGCCACCAAAGTCCTCTTCAGCTGTAGAGCCGCCGACAAGTGGTTCGCCATCCTTAAGCTTCTGCAAGTTATTCAAGCCAGCTGCAATGCCTTTTGAATTAACGTTAAATGCATAGAAGTTAATAGACGCACGGCCATAGCAGCCTGAATAGAACTCCTCCTGTGACATAATTGGATTCAAATCTTTGTCTACGATAGATGGCTTACGAGTAGTTGAAGCATTGATGAAGTACATGCCCTCATATGCTGGGTCGTCTTCACGCTCTTCATCACCATCACGGAGTGGCAACTTAAGGCTCTTAGGAATGTTGCCGTTCTTGTCTACAATCTTAGACTTGCCTGCAACCTTTGCATTCTCAATAGCCTTCTTGATTGCATTGACTGTCTTCTCGTCATCCTTAGGAATAAGGATTGCGACATTGTACTTAGGAGTGTCGCCTTCATTCATTGCTGTTGGCTCAAACACATGGCAGTAGCAAAAACGTACCAAACCTGTAACTACTTTTGTTGAATTATTTTCCATAATTTATAATTTTTATTAAATTGTTGTTTACTTATTTTTATAATAACTTACTATAAAGCCTGTAATAAAAGCTACTATGAAAGAAATTAATGCACTACATAATAAACTCATATTAAAATGGTGGTATTTTATCTGTAAAGTCTTTAATTGCATCTTCAAATCCTAAAGCTGGTCGCTTATCGTCTTCAGATACAAGAGTTGGTTTACCTTGTGGCTTAATAATAACATCTTTCAATGCTTCATCAACTTTCTTCTTGCCAAAGAGCTTTTCAATAGCAGAAATACCTTTGAGTTTCATATCAAAGATTTGGTCATCTGAAGCTTCTGGGAAGTTAGCATAAATCGCATTAGCTACGTCATCCTCATTTGTCCATTTTCTTCTGCTTATGCCTTCAACAAGCTTAAAGCCTGGCCACACTTTTTGTTCATCAATAGCTTTCTTTTCAGCATATTCTTTGATGGAATTTATCCATTCAGTAAATAAAGGAGCTCGCTTAAGAACATCTGAGATTTCTTCATCTGTTAAGAACTCTGGCTTTGCAAACTCATGCTTTGCGATTTTAAGGTTTTCATTGTAAAGCTCTCTACACTTATTTTTAACTGCACAGAACTTACACCAAGAACCTGCTTTAAGTTCACCTTCTCCTTTAAATGCTTTTTCTGCTGCTGGCTTAATGGTCTCTTCTGCAAATTTGATTAATTCATCTACAGAGATTTCCCATGAAGAAATGTTATTAATTCTTGGCTGTACAATAGTAAGTTTTACATTTTTGATATCGTACATCAAAGAATAATTTCTTAACGCACCTAAGCCATAAAGCATCAATTGAGTATTGTATTCAGCATATACTGGAACGCCTTTACCATACTTCAAATCAATAACTTCCATTGTGTCATCACTGATAATAACAGTATCTGCTGTTCCAAATGCTTCTGGTACATATTCTGTCAAATTAAGTTTTTGCTCAATCTCAATAAGAGCAAATTTGCATTTTGTTTTTGCAGCTTTATACTCATCTGTACAATAATCTACGTAGATTGGTACAACATCGAGCATTTCATCTGAAAACAGCTCATTTGACATAATAGCTTCAAATCCCTCATTGAACTTATCATCATTAATATCTTGTAGCACGTCATGACGAAGATACAATTCTGAAAGTTCATGAGCGAGAGTTCCTTCGGCTGCATAGACTGAAGTCTCTCTAGGTCCTTCAGCTTCTTCAAGTTTTGCTGAAGGAGTACAATTTATCCATCTCTTAGAGCCTGATGCTGAAAGAAGTGCATGAGCTCTTTGGCTATGCTCATTCAGCATTTGTGGTCCTTTATTTGATGGTTTAATAGTTGCTGTATGCTTGCTCATAATTAGCGAGATTCTACATGTAACATTGTTACATTCGATGAAACCTTATAAGGAATAAGCGACCACTTCTTCATTGTTCTAACATGAGCTTCAAGCAATCTTTTCTTCTGCGATTTTCCCATTAGTCAAGTGAATTAAGGAAGTTCAACATATCTGAATACTTGCTCTTATCAAGTTTAGTAACTGAAGGAGCTCCTAGCTCTGTGAGCTTCTCTTTAATCTCACTACGATGAGTTGCAACTTTCTTTGAAAGAGCTTCACGCACATCCTCAATAGAGATATTATCAGATGCTGTGTTTGCTGGCTTAGACTCTGACTTTGCAGCAGGAGTAGCTGGCTTAGACTCTGGCTTTTCAGCAGGAGTAGCTGGCTTAGACTCTGGCTTTTCAGCAGGAGTAGCTGGCTTAGACTCTGGCTTTTCAGCAGGAGTAGCTGGCTTAGTATTATTTACTGATTTACCACTAAACAGACCTAAAATAAATTGCTCTGTCTTTTCTGAGAGATGTACATTAACATCTACTGATACTTTGATTGGTTCCAACATAATTTTATAATTTATTTGTTAATAATGTTATGTAACTTAAAAACTCTTGCAACGTTTTATTTGAGGAATTAATTTCTTGATGCACTAAAGTTGTGCCTTTGTAGATTGAAAGAAAAACTCCATTATAGTTTAACTTCACTTTGAATTCACCTCTAAGGAATGTTAAGCAATTATCTTCTTTGCCACCTTTCCATGTATCGAGTGAAAACAAATCTTGAATAAATACACCTGAGAGATTTGCTAAAGCCTGAAGTTGCTCAACTGTAAGTTGGCCTTCGCCTTTTAGCACTCTATCTAGTGCTTGCTTTCGATACCGTACGTGTGGAAATAATACGGTCTCGACCTCTTCTCTATCTAGCTTAAAGTGTTCTATCACTTTGGCTAAGTCAAAACTCTGTTCCATATATTAATAATGTATTATTTTTATTATTTACACTGCAAAAGTACTGATTTTAATTTATATGAGAAAATTTTTTATGTGAATAAACATTAAGAAAACTTTAATAAATGTGAGAGTACTTTGAAATTATTATTGTTTCTCTTATAACTCATTGAGTATCAAGCATTTATCTTGTCAATTTTATAGAATGTAAAGATTTTTAGCATGAGTTTTCTTCTACAAATCAATGAGAATCGTGTAAACAATAGCTTGTATGTAAAAATTTAGTCATTGTTTCTCTCTAACTCATTGATTATCAATGGAAAACTGAACTGAGAAACAAAGGAAATAAAAATTCCTGGACACTTCAAAAGCTACTTTTCAATTAATGCTTATTCACAGTCCTTAATAAGTGTGAACTTAAAATATAGCTCCCGAATTTATAAAGTATTGTTTCCTTTGTTTCTACTGCAGTTTTCCATTGATTATCAATGAGTTAGAGAGAAACAATGACTTTATTTTTATAAAATTTTGTTTATTTGACAAATGCAGCTTAAGTGATTGATTTATAATGAGTTGTAGAGAAACAATGACTATATTTTTACATTTTAAGTTCTCTAACTCATTGATAATCAATAATATCAAATATTTCTATAGCAAAAACTTTTATCACTTGAAATAAAAGAATTTTACGTATTTTTAGCTCTGTTTTATAACTGATTGATTTATAATGAATTATAAGAGAAACAATACTATTTTCAATTTACTGGAACTACTTAATTGTTATATATTCTGCTGATTTAATCTTAGTATTTGGATTTTTGCTTATTACATTTAATACTTTTCGCTTATATCCGAATATGCTTATTGGCAATCTGAAAAACAGAAATTTCTTTTTCTGCAAACTTTCAGTAATCAATAACTCATCATAATTTATAATGTTGAGATTTATAGTATCTTTATCAATAAAGCCACTTATATAATTCCATTTTGATTTATATAGGATTGTTTTAAGTGTATCTTTATAAATGATAGAATCTTTTAGCTCAGTTCTTACTTTATATTCTGTTTGTACACTTGGCTTTATGATAACTTCTGGCTTTTGGCCTTTTAATTGCTTAATAAGAATTGCATCATCTGCATGATATTTTTTATATAGCTTCAATGACAATTCTAAATTACCAACAGTAATGGCTTTAAGGCTATCAGAAACTTTAAAGCTTTTAACTGAGTCCAGCAATGTTTCTTGATTTGCTTTTAGCCTTTTATTTTCACTCTTTAAGTGACTGAAAGAAATATAGCAAGCAGCCAAAATTATTATTGCTATTATATGTGGAATTTTAGTCTTCATACGCGCGTACATTATTATAATATTATTCTGTAATTATATAAATAGCTCCAGAAGTCTTTAAATATAAAAGTTTATTAGTTAATAGCCATTATATATTTAATACCTCTGGAGCTACTTTTTTATATATTCTTGTACTCTTCATTTGCATTAAAGCAAGGACAGGCTTTATGCACATTTGGCATATCACGATGGCCTACAACTTTAGCATTTGGAAATCTTTGTTTATAGCCTGCAACAAGTCCAGCTAGTGCTGCTTTCTGCAGTTCAGTTCTTGTATCTGCTGGCTTTCCATCTTCATCAAGCCCACCAATATAGCAGATACCAATAGAATCTGAATTGTGACCCTTACAATGAGCACCTGGTTTTGCCTCTGAGCGACCAGGCTCTATTGTACCATCCAAATCAACTACTACATTATAGCCAATTTCATCAAAACCGCGTTCTCTATGCCATTTGTCTATATCTTTGGCATGAAAATCACGCCCAGCCTTAGTGGCTGAGCAGTGAATTATAATATAATTTATTTGTCTCATAACTTTATAAAATTAGAGATTTTATAATTAAATCTAATTCAAATAACCTAAACTTTTGCATATTGCATACAGCATCTTACCCAAAGCCACATTTGAAGCTGGCTTTAGGTGGGTACCATCATATAGCAAGGACTGTGGACAATCTCCTGCTTCCATCCTAGACAAATCATCCTCCGTAGGAGTCATACCTGCGTCGTATATCATATTTGTACACATGTACTCCCTTATGTTGAAGAACTTATTTCCAAAAGTTTTTCTCATTAAAGATTCATAGGCTTCACCATTAGTTTTACCTATTTTGTGTAATCCTATTATAATAAACCTCTTATTAGATACCTTATTTGCAGCCATTACTTGTCTATCAACTAAATCTTGCCAATTAGAATAAGTACCATCATTAGCTCCAATCCATAGTATAGTAATATTAGACTTTCCCATTTCCTTGCCTGTGTTGAAATATACAGGTGTATTAGCAGGAATGGTTATATCTCTATTACCTACTTCATTTCTCTTAATATACCATCTTCCTTTTGCATAGGCTGAATCTTGTGCATATGACATAGTACATTCTATTCCATTTATATAACATGGGTTAACAACCCTTGTTACCTGGCCAGGGTCATTTTCTGCACCCTGAAGAAGCAAAGCTACCTTTAAATTACAAGTTTGTGTCTTTATAATCAAATTGTTATCCTCAGTATTCATAACAAGGGTATTAGAACCATCTGCTTTAAGTATCCAGTCTTCTTGAAACTTTACACAATCAGAACCCTGTCTTACCATAATACTTGCTGAAGTTTCTCCTCCAACACCCCAGTTCCTTACCTTATAATCGGATCCAAGCAGTTCTTGTAATGTATCTTCATACCATCCAAATCTTGATGCTCCCATTGTTAATGAGTCCCCGAGGCAATCTACATATTTAGTAGCATCATTACATACTCTATCAATGTAGTCCCTTGTATTTTGCAAATCATACAAAAGCATATCATTTTGGATTGAAGGAACAGAGCAAGTAACAATTAAAACTACCCCCTCAGGAACAGTGATAAAATGGTCAATAGTTGCCTTCCTTGCTCCATCAAAACTAGATCCAACAAAGTCATTAATGGTATATATAGAATACAGATTTTTTGATGCTACCTCATTAGCGGTATATAAAGCATAACAAGCAACTGATTGAACACCAATTGTTGAGCCTCTTACCTTGAAAGTTTGTCCCTGTTCTACTGTATATTTTCTTACAGTATAAGAACCATTTTCCAAAAGGTTGCCACCAGTAGTCAAATAAGTATGTGGAACAGAACTATCTGGCTTTATAGCATCACCTGCTATTACAGATAATGGCGCAATAATATTAAGCTGCTCCTCAATTTTGTTTATTTTACCTACCCCGTCTATTTTATCTACTCTGTCTATTTTGTATAAAAATAGAGAATTTCCATGTGTATTTGTAATATAAGCTTTATTTATTCCCAATGGCACAGTGAAGTATGTATCAATATCAATAGTGTCTCCTGCATTTATTATAGAATCTGTATTAAGAACTGTTTTAATAAAAGTATCATTTTTCCAAAATGAAAGAGCTGCTACATATTTTATGCCACTATAACTTCCGAGTATTCTATATTTTTCTCCAGGAATAATATTATATTTATCCACACTATAAGCAGGGTGTTCAATAAATTTACCTGAGCTATTAATATAACCTTGTAAATAACCTACTCTAATTTGCTTTGTGTTAGACGCTAATCTATATTGCAAATCTTCTATATCAGAAAATATATTTCCTTGACCATCAGAACTAACTTTTATATCAAGAGTAGTCCAAGAAACGGCTAAATATCCATTATATCCTTGTATAATTTCATCAATAGCTATATCACCATTTATGTCCTTTGAAAACATATATAAAAGTCCTGATAATTCTCCATTTGAATAATTAGAGTATATGGCAAATGTTGTCATACCATGAAGTACTCCTTTTATTCTGTATCTTCTATTAGCTGAAATAGAATAAACATATATGTTATATGAATTTGCTTCGAGTATGCTTCCATTGGCTTGATAAACATATTTTCCTTCAATAAGACTTTCAGGAGATAATGAGTGAAATTCTGCTGATAAGTATTCAGCAATTTGAGGATTGGCACTTAAAGTATAAGCATCGTCTGAAAGTTTATAGAAATCATTATTATGTATTCCTGTACCCGGATCCAACATTTTCCAGTTAATCAGAAAATAAATAGTGGCAGAACCTGCCTTTGCTTTTATTATGTTGTTATCTACATCAGGAACTCTTGGTGGATTAGCTAATACAATATTGTAAGCTACATCACCTACCTGTCCTACGATAAATCCTCTTGTATCAGATGTATCTCCCCCTTGCCTATGTATACTCTTAATAGATACAGACCCCTTATCTGCACCTGTAACATAAATCTCTTTTATAATGCTGTTAATCTCGCTATTAGTTGTTAAAGCTTTTTTTATTGAATTATCTACAGCCCATTGTGACATCACTTTATCCTTGGCCTTGCCTAATTCATGAACGATTTCGAGTTCAGGAATATTATCTACTATATTAAGTAGAGTACTTTGAAGCAAATTGCCAGTAATCTCTTGATTACCGTTTTGCTTTATAACTTGCTTTATTGCATTTTTTAAATTTTCGTAAGCCATAATTTCATTAATTTAATACTATCCCATATAGTTTGGCTATTAAGAGTATAGCCTTTGCTCCATAAATTAAGCAACAACATGAGAATTTTGTTCATAATTTTATATTTTATTCAGAATCATTCTTCTCGTTTCATGTTCCCAAATGATTTATTATCTTGTTTATCAAACTCGTTGTTTAATCTATCTATAATAGGCTTCCAGTAACCTGGCAAAGCTTTCATAATTTCAAATCTTATTAAGTGGTAAATCACTCTGAAAATAACATTCTTTGGATATGCTATTATAAGGTTTTTAAAGCCGTTGCAAATATAAGCATAGTCAAAAATATATGTTAAAATCTTTGCAGCAAATATTGCTTCTTTTTTATCTCCACAAGCATACACGATACTATAGATAACATATATGATTGTGAAATATAACGCCAATTCAAATATAGCTTTCTGGGCTTTATTCCATGAGAAATTTTTGCATCTTGTTATAGATATGCCATCTGCTCTCATTCCGCAGAAGATGTTAAACCCAAAGCCAATAATGAGAGCTATCACAAAGCCCTCTGTTGGTGTTAGTATAGCCAACAGAGAGCTAAAAGCAGAAATAATAATCAGCCTAATCTGTTCAAATTCAAATGTTCTTGCCATTAGATGAAGTCCTCCCAGTTTAATGTTAATGATTTACCAATAGCATCACTGGTCCATCTCATAAATTCCATACCTTCATAGCCATCAGAGTCTGAGGCTACTAACTTAGCATAAGTTACACACTTGTCCACAGTATCAAGAACTGCTGGATAGAAATCGGCATAAGCCATATTAGCAGTATATGCCATATCTCCACTAGTCTCATTGTGGGTTGGAGTAAATGGACCAAGCACACTTCTTAACTGTTCTGTAGTCCAAGAATGAGCACTACCAGATGTGTTAACCATTTTCTTGCTCGCATAATCTGCAAGTTTGTCAGTAAAATGGTAACCATGCTTTTTGATATATTCAAGATAGCCAGGCGCATTCATAATCGCGTTAGCAGTTCTTGAAAACTTATCCTTAATTTCGATTTTGTGCTCTTCATTATCTGATGAATGCACAACTATGTATTTAATCTTTTTCATGATAGCTTTTCAACTAATGTTTTAACTAAGTCTTTCACTTCTTGAACAGAACCTTCGACAGCTTTAAGCCTTGTCTCAGTTTCTTGTTCTTTCTTAAGAGCAGGGTTAAGAGTAACTAGCAATTCGGGCGTTTTATCTACTACCATCTGATAGTAATCTCTGTTTGCAAGCTTCTCTTTAGCATCATTGCAAATAGCATTAACCTCTTTAATAAGAGCTTCTGAACTAGTAGACAGAACGATATTTCCTGCCTTAGTAGTTTCTAGCAATTCAGGAATAACATATACACTAGATTTGCCACCAATTTCAATAGTAACATCTCTGCAAATAGTATTGCTCTGCTGTGTAAATACACTACCATAGCTGTTGTTACTATCTACGTGGTATACATTATTTATAACCTTTCCTTGATTAATAGCCATTTCAGACTTATCAAGGATAAAAACTGGTTGACCTTGTTTAATATCTTTAAACTGCATAGCTTTACATTTTAGATGGGACAAAGATTGGTAGCTAGACACATAAATGTCTAGCTACCAAAGTTAAATATTAAGGAGCTGTAGTAGCTGGCTTATTTGCAGCAATAATCTGAGATACTGCTGCAGTAATGCCTGCTACAATAGCCTGTGTCTGGTCTCGCTGACTCAATTCACGACGAGAATCATTGTACTTCATCTGAAGTTCCTGGTTCCAATGACAATTCATTGTATCAATGATTCGCTGAGTATTAGCATTCTCATTGGTCTTCAAGTCACATGCCATCTGAGACATCTGGAAACCAACGTTAGAGAAGCCTCGCTCTAAACCAGTATTGGTATAAGCGAAACCTTGCTGCAGAGCATTTACGATGTCCTTCTGGCCAAGCTGGTTTTCGTAACCCATCTTAATGATACTCTGCTGAGTCTGGCAGCAGCAATCCTTAAGAGCCTGAATCATCTGCAAATTGCCCTGAGATACTGAGTTAATTACGCGCTCTGCAGAGAAGCCTACCTGACCACTAAGTCGGTCTACACCTCCACGAACGTCACAAATTGCTCCATTGAGTGCGTTAAAGTCACAATTCAAGTTACCAGCAAGCTGAGTAATAGCTGCTGTATTACCATGAACTGCATCCATAAGCAAGTTACTGTTCTGATTATCTGCAATCTGATTGCGAAGAGAATCAATCTGAGCCTGAATAGCAGGATTACAATTCTGCTCACCTCCCCACATACGATTAGCAAACATCATCCAAACTAGGTAAACAAAAGGATTGTTCATCCAGTTGTTCATACCACCTCCCATAGCAGCCATCATGGTTGCTGGGTCATTGTTCTTAGTAGCGGCCAAAATCGCTGCTAAATCATTATCGCGACCATCTGTGCAATAAATCTTTTCGATTGTATCAGCCATAATCTACAAATTTTAAATTAAACAATTAAGTTTTTAACTCTCTATGTTGCAACATTTTATTCAATATCATAGTCATTGTTATAATCATTGTTGAAATCACCTCCAAGGTTTTCATGCTTGAAGCCACCAAGATTAGTGATTATATTATCAACATCAAATTCACATGTTACTGAAGCTAAATCTCCTTGTTCCTGCCAATCAACTTCCATATTGAAAGTTATAGCGTCATAAGTTTCACCTTTACAAGTTATCTTCTTCTGACTACAGAGACGAATTATCCTCATAGCATCGCAAAGATATTCAGGAATAACAGTGTTAAACTTATATGTTTTCTTAGAAACTTGGCTTTCAATAAATGAATAGCCTAATCTCTTTGTAGCCTCTTCTTCAAATGAATATTCTGGTTTGCCCAATTCAGATTTAAGCAATAGAATAAAATGAAAATTCTCACTGCCTAATACTATTATGCCGTTTTTAAGAGCAAAATCACCTTCTGGGTTCCAGTATTCTACCTTAAGACAATCATCTATGTTATTATCAAAACAAAATACTTCTGAATAGTACCATCCACCAGAATGTATCTCTAGCCAATATTGACCTTCATAATCGATAACACCTGAAAGCGGAAATATACCTAAAAATAGCAATATATTATAGCCATTCTTTGATACGTTTCTAAGTCCAGCATCTTTAAATCTTTCAACTACGTTACCAGTTACTCTCTTATTAGTATCAGCACTTCTTACGTATACTTCTGAAACATTTCCAGATACTATTAACTGAAATGGTGAAACTACATTTGGGTTTGTAATAAGCGGAGCAATATGGCCATAAGCAAAACTGCGATAACGGTTTTGCTTATGGAAGTTATCATAGAACTTCAATGGTGATATGCATATCGGATTTGCCATATTGCTTTTTACTATTGGATTTGTCTTTTAAATTGCATATCGCAAATATACATATTAATTTTTAAATACAAAAATTTTATAATATTTTTTATACATTTTTAACCTTGCTTTTATTTAGGACTGAAAACCAAAGTTGCATTTATCAATCCTGTATCAATATTAACTGAAGCAGAATCAATAATTCCTGTTCCAATTGATGTTTTAATAGCTTTATTCAAGTCTATTTTTTCATCTGTTTGGAACTCTACATTTTGTTGCATACATTGCTTTATGCCAGTTACTCTATAAGCATCAGCTGATGGTGCTCTAGTGTATTCTATACGATATGCGGGCATATCTAGCATATAATACCTTGCAAGATATAGCCATGAGCATAAATAGTTTTGTGGTGTAACGCTGTATGTATAAATGTATTCGTCATCTCTTAAGCCGGAAACAGCTGCAATAGGAACTCGTCCTGTATTTTTATCTGCCATCATAAGAGCAAAGCCATCTTCAGAAAATTTATCAGGAGCATACAACATCAAATCAATATCAGTAGAGAACACTTCAGAATTAATTTCTTCTGTTTTATCTGATTGTATATACAGTGACTTAACGTCTATTTCCATGTCTTCAAATGTATCAGTAGAATCATCCATCCAGCTAAATTCATATCTTGAATTTAAATCTTCTTTACTATAGCTAGTTGCCTCTTGAGCATATAGAACTGTTTTCTTATTAAACTTATCGTATTTTTTAGTTAAGTCAAACTGTAAACTTGGATTGGTATACGATAAGCCTTTCATAAAATATGATACGTGCTCAATTCTTAATCTATTGCTATCGTCTATGTACCAATAACATCTAAAACAGTCTCTCAACATATTCATGAGTTGTTCAAATGTTATTTCTGCTTTCTGAGCGGCCTGGTCATAATTGCCTTTTAGCACATTAGATTTTGGAGCTATAAATGGAACATAACCAATTCTAGAACCATCGAGAGGTATAATAGGAGTTGACGTGTCACCTTCATAAAAAAATCTACTGTACTCAGCTGTTGCTTCAAATTTTACCAGTGGGTCTATTTTATGTAATAATGCTTTTATCGTATCAGCCAAAGAAAATGCATCTTTTAAAGTAAATTGCGTTCTAAATTGACTTTCAAATGATGACCATTCATCTGGTATAATTGCCCATACAGATGTATTAGCCCATGAACTTCTACTTATAGGAACTGGCATATGCGAAGTTTTGGTCGTAGCATTTACAAAATTATTAGTAAAATACTTTCCATAGTCATTTCTGCCATACTTAGTAGGATGAGTAACAGTATAGCCTGTCTGCTTTACTTGCAGCCCTATTAAGCCTATACATTTTCTATAATTGACTCTTTCAGATACAAAATCATCATTTGGCAAATCATATAATGTTTTTGTTTGTCCAGACGATGGCTCTACTGCTGTGTCAACATCCGCCAGTATACGGCCCCAAATAGTGTAATTTATAACATCAAGACTAAATACTGTAACGTCTGTAGCACTGTTACGTATACTAAATTTATATTCTCCAGCACTACCCATGTGTGCATCATCAGAATTTACATTCCAATCTGGCCTAACAAATATGCACTGCGAAAATGCTACTCCTAGACTTCCAAATGCTCTATCATCATATATTTTTAACACGAATTTCCATTCATCTTTTAAACCACCTATCGCATGCCCATCAACTACTTCTCCTGTGTTAAACCATCTAAAAGTTACGCTGCCTTGGCCGCTTGCTACTTGTGATAAGTCAGATATACCTACCATCTTTATGTGTCCATCACCATTAGTTTGGTTGACCCATGTAGTAGGTGGAGTTCCAGGTACATGTGAATAAGTTCCAGCATATTTAGAACTCATTTCTTCAGTAATAAGGAATTCCTGTACACTAAAATTCTTAGCAAAATAATATTTCTTTTCAAGAGCATCAGCATCATCTATAGCTTCATTTGTATCTTGTTCCCAATATGTTCCATTAGCATAACACGACACAGAATTGGCACCTTGAATATAGAATTGATATAATAAGCGCTTTGTTAAAGTAAGTGGAGTTATAGCTGGTGAAAGCTTAATCAAATCATAAGTATTATCATAGTTATTCATTATTTTTGAATATCTATCTATAGGTGATAATTTCAATTCTATTGAATGCCTCGTATCATCTAATTTACAGTCTGTTTCAACAAATGAATTTAAAGCTAATACTTTTCCACTATCATTTGTTACTAACAGTAAATACTTGGTTTCTAAAGACTGTGACTTTATGAAATCAAAGTCTGTACCAAATATTTTAATAGAACCTTCTAGTGAGCTTCTAAAAAATACTTGGCCAGTCTCTTTTTTATATTTATTTTCAAGCTTATTGTAATGTGGGCCTTGTAATCTAAAACCTGCATAAACCCAAACATGGGTAAGCATGTTATTAATTTCAACTTGGGTCATCTGTGATAACTCAGTGCTTGAAATATCTAATACAAAATCACATCTCACGTATTCTGCTTTTAATCTTATGCTATCAGATACTAAGTTATAGTCAACTAAGCTTCTATCACTGTGTACAGTATAGCCTAAATAATTAACATCCTTATCATAGAAAAATACTCGCAGTTGTTTTACATTTATATCTGGCGGAAACAAAGTACATACTGGAATTTGTTTTCTGCCAATAGGCCTTAAGCCAGTTAGCCAAGATGTAACACAATATTGGCCTATTGAAGTGGCGCTTTCAAACTCACCAGTACTCGTATTAAGCTGGCCGTTTGTAGCTGTCTGCTGTTCTCCTTTAAGCAAATAAAATATATTATTATTCATATTATACTAAGTTTAAAAGTTAATCTCCAGAGTAGATTAAACTACTCTGGAGCTATTGTTTAATTATTCATATAAGTTTTTACGTTGCCTTTTACAATGAGCATTCTACCATCACCTAAAGCATATATTCTTTCTGAATTTTGCTTTTTGATAGCTTCAACTCCATTTTCAAGCTTAGTTAAATCAGCTCTAGACTCAGTTTGTATAAACTTATTTTGAACTGTTTCGCCATTTGCAAAAGCATTAGCAAATTTTTCTTCGAATGTACCTTTATTTAAGCTATTAACTATATCAGGCAAAACTCGTTTATATTTACGAGTATTACGCTTATTTATAATAGCCATAGCTTCTCCGCCTTCTGCTCTCATATTTCTGCCTTCAGAATTTCTCTGATGCAAATCTATATCATTGCCGGAAGCATGCGAACCTCCTTCTAAGAATTCAAGACCACCTTCACCATACTCTTGATTTGCAGCTCTTGTTGCTTGCTTAGCTTTTACTTTAGCAACTGCAAAGCTAGTCCACATTGTTGCAATAGCTGCTAATGCAAGAGCTGGGCCAATAATAGGTACGCCTGACATAGCTGACCAAATATTAGCAGAAGCAGTAATAAGAGAAGAAGCCTGTGTTACAGTATTAATAGCTTCTTGGCGCTTTTGAGCTTGTTCAAGAAGTTTTTGCTTTTCTTGCATATTTTTCTTCTCTTGCTGTAGTTCTTTTTTCTTAGTCGCAACTTGGTTTGCATAACCATTGTTACGGCCTTCAACTTCAGCATCATAAGCTGATTGAGCTGCTTCTACTCGTTTTTCAGCTGCGTCAACAGCAGCTTGAGCAATATCAGTTTCTGCTTGGGCTATTTCTTGAAGATTACTAATAATCTGACTACACGCATTATTCCAAGCTTTAATGCCATCATCATCAAAGCCCATATAAGAAAGTAAGAAGCCAGTGGTGCCATATTTACCTACACGGCCAACCAAGCTTAAACCTTTTTTACGTAGCTTTTTCTGGTCATCTTCAAGTTTTTTAACTACATTATGAGCTTCATCAATCTGAGCCTGTGACCAGTCAAGAGCTCCAGATTTGGCTAATCTTATTTTTTCTTTCCACAAAGCAATTTCCTGAGTCAACTCGTAATCTTTAATCTCATCGGCTGTGTGTGTAGCTAAATTAAATTCAGATTTTGCCAAGGCCTGTTGTTGCTGGAAATTTTGCAGCCTATTAGAACCTGATATAGATAATCTTTGTTTATTAAACTTAGCATTAATGCTAGTCTCAGATTCTTGTTGCTCAACCGGCTTAGCTCTATTTTGGGCCAAAGCTAGTTTTCTAGCATTTTCAACCTGTTCAAGAAGTAACTGTCTTTCCTCTTTAGTGCCTTTCCTTACAAGATACAGTTGTTCTTGTATCTCCTTAGCACGCAAATCAAGAATAATCTGGTCATATTTTGCTTCAATTTGTGCTCTTTCTTTGTGCCAAGCAGCAAGTTGTTCTTTTGATGCAGTACCAGTAACTACAGCTTCTTTGCTGTCACCTATAGTAGCAGCTTTCGTTGTATAAGCAGCCTCTCTATCATCAAGTTGTTGTAGTCTAAGCTTTTTCTCTTTTTCAATCTCATCAGCTACAGCATCATATCTGAATTTCATTGTTTGACGAAGTTTTGTTATTTCGTCAATCTGTCTTTCATCTTCAATATCTTGCAAATCAAGATTTAGTTTTCTTTGAGTATTTTCAATAATAGCAGCTATTTCTTTTTGCTGTTTTTCAATCTGTTGCTTTTGCTCTTGCGTAAGAGGTTTAGTGCCTTCTTTTCCAGCTAAGAATACTTGGTTCTTACGGAATTTTTCTTGCATTTCACGAATAGTTGCTTCTGCAGCATCTACTGCTTCTTGCTTTCTTTTTGCAAATTCATCTCTTTGAAGCATAGTTATACTAGCTTCATACTTTTTTTGAATTGACAAGTCATTCTTCCATATAGTATCAGTTAAGTCTCTCTGTCGCTGAGTTCTACTTTTACCTCCACTTTTATGATGATAATCAAGTCCTATCTTTTTATAGAGCCTATCTACTTCATCATAATAACCTTCAGCCAAGTCAACAGCTTTTTTTGCAAAATCATTATCATAAGCAATTTCTTTTTCAATCTGTGTTTGTAACTGCTTTTTATTTTTATTATATGTTTTTTGCGTGTACTCTTTATCACCACCAAACAATCCTACTATACCACCAGCTGCTAATCTCTGCCACCAATTAGGTTTATTTTTATAAGTAGTTTCAAAATCAAACTGTTTTTGAATTGCTTTTCCATAATACTCTGCAGCTACTTGCATAGCAGCAGTAGCTTTAGCTCTGGCTCTGAGTGCATCAGTAAATTCTGTAGTATGGCTGACTAATAATTTTTCAGCATCATTTACATTATTTATTGAAACATCAAGCTTGCTAAACTCAGTTTGGTTATCTTTTACAAATTGCTTTTGCTTTTTTAAATTTCCACCAAGATTTTGCCATTCTATAGAAAGCCTTCTAAGTATTGCAATTTGTTCTCCTAATTGCTTAGTTGAGTCTTTCATTTTGTCACTTACACTTTCAATGACATCATCCATTTCAGCAATAGCTTTTTGTCCAGACCAAGCTAATTTTATCCATCTCAATATCTCTTCACCATTATATGATAATGCAGATATAAGAATAATAAGTGCTGTTTGCCAGCTAAATATTGATGAAACAATAGTTTTAACAACTGATTGAGTTGGTTTACCTTCGGCTCTTAAAAGTTTATTCTTTTCACGAGTTCTGTCAATCTCATCCCATAAAATTGGCAAGTTATTTGAAATAGCTAAAAAGAATGTATTCAATGAAACTGCCATAGATGGAGTTTCACGAACGATTTGGTTCATTGCATTTCCAAGTCCATTCCAAGCTTTTTCATAGTGTCCTACAGAAAGTCTATAGTTACCTGTAGCTTCCTGTAAATGAATCATCTGTCGATAAATAGCCAGTGTTTCTTCTTCAAGCTTTTTGCCTTCAGCTGTAGTAGCTCTTTGTTGTTGGCCCATAGCATTGAGTTTGATTTTATTAATCTCATACTGCGCAGCCAATTGATTATAAGAACCAACTGCTGAATTATTGAGCTGTGCTTGAAGCTTAGCTAACTGATTAGCTTGTCTTATTTCTGCATTAACTTTTTGCAGTTCTTGATTTTCTTCAGAACGAGCTTGCTCAAGTTTTTGTTTGGCTTGTGCAAGTTGGTCAATAGATTGTTTTTCTTCTCTTTCGCCTCTTAATAAATCAGCTATTTGCCTTTTAACTTCAATAAGTTTCTTGCCATCTTCACTTCTCAAATAAGTTAATCTCTGCTGTGCTTTTTCAAGCTCAGACATTTGAGTAACCTGAAGTTTCATCTGTTCATTTAAGTCTCCAAGTCTTTGCTTTATATCAAGAATCTTATTGAGTGTTTCTCCACCAATAGCAGCATCATTTCTTTCAGCTTCACTCAAAGATTTCCACAAATCTACATTATCTTTAAGCTCTGCTTTAAGCTTATTATAAGAGCCTTCAAGTGATGTTATAATCTTTTTCTGGTTTACTGAAGAAGCATTATAATCTTTTGTTTGCTCTTTTAACCAAGCAACTTGCTTTCCAGTATCAGTCATAGCAAAAGCTAATTCCTTTTGGGCTCTTTCAAGTCTAGACGCAGCAATAGCTGCATCATCGATGGCTTGCTTTCCTTCTGATGTCGCTCCACTCATATTCTTAAGAGCATTGGTGATTTTAATAGCACCAGCACGTATAGCATTAACTACAGTTCCAAAGCTTTTATTTAAATCATCAAGCTGTAGAATCATATAGTTGATAGTATCATCTTGTGCAATTAAGTCACTAAATTTTATCTTATCGTCATCTGCTGCCATAGTTTATCTCCTTACTTTTTTATAAGCTTTAGCTTCAGCTTCAGCTTGTTTAGATAAATTATTAAGTGTACTGTAAAACTCTAAAACTGTCATTTTCTTTGCATTCATATTAGATTTTTGACTAATAATCATACATGCAGTTTCAAACTGTTTATCATACTTTATTTCAATTGAAGTTTTACCATTAAAAGACTTAGGTTTATGTAAGCTAAACAAAAACGCATCAATCTCTTCAATTTTATCAGCATTGTCTATTCCTTTTGCTATGCTTTCTAATTGAAGGATTGTACGTTGTTTAATCTTATCATAAACCTCTTTGTCTTTTACATCATTAAAACTATTAGGAAAATACATCTCAAGTTCTGTAGCCAGTTTTTTTTTGACCCACATAAGAATACTTACTATCATAGAATGCTTTGCTTTTTGAAGCTTTTCTATTATAGATTTTAGATTTTCATCAGATAAATCTTCAACAACTTTTCCATCAATAGAATGTATAAGAGCTGCAAAAGCTAAATAGTTAGGAGATATTCCAGATACTATAAGATGCATTGTCTGTCTTAAATTCTGCAACTCTTGTTGTGCTTTGTCTTTATCTGACTTAATGAGTTTAGCAAGATTTACTAAATGCTCATCAACCGAATCAATATCACTTCCTAATCCAGAATCTACAATAATATATTTATTGTATTTTTGAAAATTCACAATAGGCATCTCATCAATGCTATCATAAAGTTTCAATTCATGATTATTTATTTTAACTGTTTTCATAACAAAAATCTTATTAAAGGTGTTGTTAAAAATGGAGTTAAAAGCCATGAGCTATCTTTTGTTAATATGAAAGCTGTTATAGCAATACTTAATGATAGCCAAAAGCTTAAACAGTAATCACAGTCTAACATATCAGATACTAATTTGAACTGTTTCTTTTCAGTTCTATTTGATAAAATATCAAAATAGTCTCTGATTTTATATCTTATTTCTGTTTTCATTGCTCCAAGTATAATAAAAGCTGAAAGCAACGTTATGAATATTATTTGATGTATCGTTGGCATAATTCTCTTGTTGTTATTGTAAATTCAAATCTTAAACCAGAATAAGGATGCATAAAAAACATCTTATCCAATGACTGTATATCTTGGCCAGAATATTGATAGCTATTGTAAATCTTTTCTATAGAGTAGCCACTATAAATATTCTCGAATCTTTCATAAATTTCATTTATTGCAAGTTTTCCAGTTTGCTTGACTATTCCTGGAGTAGATAATACTCTAATGATTTCATCTTTTATTTCTTCTGTATACATTGCATCGTTGTCAGAAAAAATAGAGTCAAGATTAAACCAAAATATAATAGCACCACTAATAGTAAACTGAGGAGTTGATTGTACTACATTTATAACTTTCTGTGAATCATATATATCAAACCAACAGAAATTACCATAGTTGTCATCTGGTAAAAGAGAAATATAATCTGAGTTTCCTATATAAGCAGCTGGATAAATAAATTTTCCGCCATTATCTTGGTGCTGTACTAACTTATATGCTCTGCCAAATGCATAATCTAGCCAAGTTAATTTCTCTTTTAACTTTGTTTGAATGTCCTGTATAATCTTATCAAGAAGAACAGGATTTTTCTTAATAGGAATTTTAATAACTCTATCTTCCATTCTTCAAGTATTTTTCTAGTTTAACTTTTAAATTTGGGCGAATATATTTATTGAGAATCATACTTAAATTCTCATTTGTTAATCTGAGAATAGTAGGTCCATACTTCTTTTTTAAATAAGTATTCTTCTCATCTGTGCTAGTAATGAAAAAGCCATCCACATCATAGACTAATCTTAAAGAATTGTACCATTCTCCTGTATCTTTTAAAGTTACTCTATTATATGGCTGACCTTTTCTTTGCTTATTTTTTATAGTCCTAGGTCTATATGGCTCATACGACATAATCTCAACTCCAGTACCATTTATACCACGCTCATAAAGCTGATTTTGTACAACAGCTTCAATGATTTCTTTCTCATGTGACATAATTTCATTAACTAACTCTTTACCTAGAATCTCATCAAATTTTCTAAGTCGCCAAGCTAGATTTCGTATAGAAGTATTGAAATATCGTATAGCCATAATTAAACAGTTCTATATTTTAAACCATGATTTACACAAGGCAAACATACTCTGTCTAGTCCTTGCGTTGAAAAGTTCAAAGCTTTAAGAGCTAAATCAAGTTCATAGTTTAAACCAGAATGTTTCATGCTAGAAGAATCTCCATCTAACTCATATAGAATATCAGTTCTTGAAGCATTAATAGAACGACGATTAGTTCTAACATTTGGGTTGTATGCAAATTCTCGCAAGAAATCAACTGCAACTTGCTTTGCTATTACATCTTGAAATAACTGCTTTTGCTTAATAATAAAATCAGTTAAGTCACAATACACAGACACATCTAAGTTAATTCCATAGTTTGCATCGTATGTGAAATTCATTATTTCAGGGTCAAAATACATCTGTTCATCTTCTCCTAAAAGCTGATTTTCATCAACATAAAAAGGATGAACTTCAATATATTTAGACCACGCTTGCCAAGCTAAAAATTCTTGTCTTGAGCATCCTTTACAAGGCTTGGTAGACCAGTCTCTGTCTCTATTAATAGCTTGGCTATTTTCAGGTAAATCAGATTGTAAATATCCAATATACCAACTACCACCTGCATCAATTTCTTGACTTTCATAAGGCAGTAGAATATCTTCTTTTGGCTTAAACCACTCAATAGAATTTGATTTTAGCTTTTCAAATTCAAATGAATAAACTGGTGTATCACAACTAGAATGCAAAATATATACTTTATATTTTCCTGGTCTTGTGAACTGTAAACCAATTTTATTGATTTTTACAGTTACACCTTTGCTTCTAACTGTATCTACCTCAAAGCCAACAAATCTATTTCTATTTGTAGCAAGATTAGTTAAACGGCCAGTTCCGTCAAACAAAGTCTTATTTTCGATTAATGATTTAGAAGCTTTGTCAGCCAGTTTCATATTAATAAACTTGTTAATAAGCTTTATGATACTTGCTTTAGTTTTATCTTCTAGCCATTCAGAAAAAAGATTTGTTTCAATCCAGAATTCATCATTTGTGATTTCTGTATTTACTGGAACATCCTTTATAGATTTGTAATATCTGTCTTCTAAAGTAACGACTACTCCTTCTTTATAATGAGAATTAGCATCATGCTCTGGAAAATTTGTATTTTTGAAATCAGGAGCGATGCTCATTAAATTTGGCAATGTTAATAAAGGATGTACTTGCTGAAAGTACATACCACTTTCACTCTGAGTTAGGTTGTCTGAAAGTTTAACTTCAGATGTATCATAACTCTGTTGCCATCCTACTAAATGTAAGAGCTGTTCATTTAAGTCTTTTATTCTAATCATACCAATATATTTTTAAAACAAAAACAGGAGGAATACGCATCAAATCAATGTGCGCATCCTCCTGCCGGACCCATCCAAAGTTAATAACAACTAAATGTTACTAGCACAGATTATGCTGTAGGAGGTGCAACGACCTGCTGTACAGGAACAGCATAGTGTGCATTCTCACTAGAAATATTAAAGCCAATAATTGGACTTGCCAACTTAGCAGCATCACTGTTGTATGGTGTCAAGAAAGCAATATCAACTGCAAAGCCATAGTGCTCTTTACGAGTACGGGTCATATCAGCAGTTGCATCACCTGCGATTGTGCTGTAGTCACCTACAGAATCATAGAAGTATGTACCACAAGGAATGTTAAGCAATGGAAGTGTTGCAATACCCCACTCATGACCATCACCAGATACTGTACCGAGCAAGCAATCACGCTCGAAACGTGTCATAAAGCCGAGAGAACCTGAATTGATAACATAACCCTGAGCATACTTATTCTCACCAAGTGCCATGTTGTTAGTCAAGTGTACAATCTTGTCACCAAACTCGTTCTGTTTGTTAACGTCGTTGTACAAACCATGCTGAGCAAGCTTTCGCATAATTGACTCAACGCCGGCGTCACCAACGATGTGCAACTGGCCGAAGAAGTCATTGGCTGCCATAATTGGGTCGAGGTCGCCAAAGATGTTCTCACGCTCAGACCACTTAGCATTGATAGTGTTACCAGTCTTGTCATACAAAAGAGGATTATTGATGACTTGTGTCTTGGATGCTGCCAACTTAGCGAGAGCATCCTGGTCGAGTTTCTGAGCAAGCTTATAGATGTACTTCATCAACTTGGTCTCAAAGTCCTTCTGGATACCAATCTCATTGTTCATGTACATTGCTGGTGCAATGGTGAAGCCGAATGCATAGGTAGCAAAATTAATCTGAACCATCTTTGATGTATTCTCACTATCAGCAATAGTAAGGGTTCGTGTGTTACCAATAGTAATATCCTTATCATAGTCAATGACTGGTGTCTCAAGGATGTTACCAATACTTGTACGTGCCTTCTCCTTAAGCTCAGGAGTAAGGATGCCGGTAGGGTCATTAGACTGCTGAATGAAAGCATCAAGAGCACCATAACGGCTTGGACGATACTCATACTTATCCAAGTTTGAGTTCGAACGAATGTTTTGGATTCTTGTTAAAACTAAACTCATAATTTTAATTTTAAATTAAACAATATATTATGACTGATATGGTGCATTACCCTTGTACAGCAATCAGTTCGTTAGCGAATAGGGAGTTCAGATACGTTATTCTCATTTCTGATTTCAAGTACCTTATTGCCAAACTCAACATTGTCACGTGTCAAGCCAGTTGAAAGCAAATAATTCTCAATAGCCTTATCAGCTTCAATCTGAGTCTTAATACCAGACAAATCTAATACAGATGAACCGCTAGCTCCACCTGAACCTCCTGTAGGTTTTGTGCCACCACCAGGCTGGTTCTTACCAGTATCGATTACATCCTTAAGGCTAGTCTCCATAATAAGCTCATTGAGCGTGTATGGATTGAGATTATTCTTAGGGTTGTTGAGAGTATTGCCATTCTCATCTCTAAGAACAAGTTTCTTATTGCCATGGCCATCATCAATGAAATCAGGAGTACCTTTTGCGAGAATTTCATCTTTTGCTGCTGACAGCAAAATCTTCTGAACAGATTCAGCGATGCCAGCCTTAAACTTAATACCTGCTGTTGCATTTGCGAATGCAAAGCCGACTTGCATGTTTTTCTCTTTAGCTTCATATTCTTTTTTAGCGTTATCAAGCTCTTCGCCTTTTGCAGTAAGCTGAGTCTGAAGCTGAACTACTTGATGCTTTGCATCTTTAAGCTGCTGCTTAAGAGCTTCATCAGAACCGCCAGCTGCAAGCTTAGTTTCAAGCTCAGTAACTTTCTTTTTCTGTGCCTCAAGCTGAGCAGAAAGAGTTTTTGTGCCATCAAGCTTTGTCTTATAATCATTAAGAACTCGCTTAGCATAATCATAACTCTTTTCGCCTGCATTTTTAGCAATACCAGAAATACCAAAAATATCAGCATCATATTGGCCATGCAAAGCACCAATTTTTGTGCCAATTACAGTAGCTTCATCATTTTTTGAAAGCTCTGCAATTGCTGCTTTCTGTGCATCTGTGAGTGCACTCAAAGCAGCATTCTGATTTAACATATCAATTGTTATCATACTTTACGATTTTTTTATTAGTCCTTTGTGTCTTCTACAAGAGATGCAGCATCTCCATAAGGGTCATTGATTACCTTAGTAATCTGATAGCCGAGTCTCTTATATGACTGTTTAAACAACTGCCATTCACCTAATGAAAATACCATTGGCTGTGGCTTATTGATTTCTTTACCAGTTCTAGCACTGAATCGATTGCCGAATGCAGCTTCAATCTGCACAAGCTTCTCAGTACCTGGAGCAACTGTAGTAGGTTTATTTGTTTCCATATTTTCAAACTTTTTAAGCTCTGCTTCAATAGAAGCAATCTGCTTGTTAACACTTTCTAATTCAGATTTAACCTCTTCAGGATGATAATCAGGACTATTAGTCTTGTACTGAAGAAGTTCCTCCTGTCGGTCCTTCAAGTCCTGTAGAGACTCTTGCAGGTCCGCCTTGCTCATCGAGCTGTCCAACATATTCTAAAAGTTTATCTTTAATAATTTGTATTTTTTGTCTTAATGGCAATGTAGAACCAAACTCAACAATGTCGATATTTTCTCGTTCAAACTTAGAGATTAATTCAGAGAAATTAATCTTAAGCTTTACATAATTAACATTAAGAAGACTTTCTTTATACAAATCAAGTACTTCTTGCTGTGTCTTATGTGGGTATGGTTCTAACTGCTTTAATATCAGCATTCTCTGCAAAACTAAAGGATTGTTTCTGTATTCAACCTCAAGTATTTGCTGAAGTATTGCATCAAGTTCTGTTTCAGATGCTCCACTTTCTTTAGCTGATTTATACTTAGAGTACAGTTCTTGAACTGTGAACACATAGAATTCTGTTCCCCAGCTAATTGATGATGATATGAAGCTGCTTCCATATCGTAGCTTACAGATTGTATCTTCAATGAACTTTTGTGCCTGCTCAAAGTTAGTTTTAAGGGCATTAAGAACTGAAGTTTTGCTTTCAAAATTTGCAGCAACTTGAGTTTCATTAATTGCTTCTTTATCGCTAACTGATGCTGTGCCACCTTGTCCTACAACTGAAACTACTATCTCATCATGCAATCTCTTACACTCATCTACATTATAATCAAGAGAATCCTTATCGATTGTTGTAATCTGAATTGGATTTCTCATATCATTGACTCCTTCAGCCGAGTTTGGCACGGGAACTTCAATGAATGAACCAGGACCAGCTATTCGCTTTTCACTGCAACAAGGACACTTTTTAACAGAGCCATCAGCAAGTATTTCATAATTGCCATCAGAATCTCTTAGATATCCACCATCGCAATATTCTCCTGTTTCGTTATTCTCATAATTACAATCTGCTTCGTATGCTGAATAAATTGGATATGGAGCATACAAATCAAGATGCTGTTTTGAGATTGAGAAGAATAAAAACCAGTCGAGTCGTGATAACTCTTTAGTAATTGGGTTTTTCTTAATGTCAGGGTACTCTTCATTCACTGAAGTAGACCAGTAAAATCTTGCCGGACAAAAACCCAAGTTATGAATTGCTTCAGTTACTAATGACTGGATTTCATTCTTTTCATTGAGTTGGTAAACTCTTATCGTGCTATCATCAAAAACTGCAATTTTATTATCAGGCTGCTTAAATATCAGCCATTCAAAATTTGTAGTGCTTTTATATGCAAGCTCATAATCTATAACCTCAGTTATATTCAGCCAATAAAAATATGGCTCAGGTCTAAAACTATTCTGCTGTACAGGTAAGTCTATGACCAATATGCTGTTTGGTGAAACTTGCATTTGCTTCCAACCTTCAGTCTTCCAGATGTCAGGTTCATGGAGAAAATTCTTTTTGTAGTTCAACCAATCTTCTAGCAATTCAGATGATGTGAACTGGTATGAAGCTGATGAGTTTCTACTATAAAAGACTCGCTCCAATTCCCTATAAACATCTTCAATAACGGCTGATGACGGAAGTGGATACTTAAATAGGTGCTTAAATGTTTCAAACTTATCTTTTGGAAGGAGACGCGACACCCAATCCAAAAATGATGAAGCTGGAACGCTATAGTCAAATAAAGATATGCTAGTTTCCGTGTGGAATCTAACACGCTTCTGAAGATTGACAGCTCTATTTATAATATGCTGTTTATGCCTTTCTTGCAGAATTTTCTTTATTTGATTTAAGTCTAAGACCATATTCTTCAGTATATTCGTAATCACTATCTTCAGGTACTCGCCAGCCACCGTTTACAGCTGGGCCCATGTCGAGAATTCTCTCTGCATGTGAGACTTCAAATTCTTGTGAAATCTTATCAGTCTCAAGCAGTACCTTCTTTACAGGTTTTCTAATTTCACGCATACGATAATTTTTTAACTTGATGCAGCATTTACAAGGTCTGTAAGTGGGTTGTAATCAAGTGTATCTGCCTTAATTAAAACCAGGTTATCAGACCAGTTAGGATAAAAACTCCAGCTGATTGTATTAGAGTCAGGCTCTTCATAACCACCGAGGTTCTTATCACCTACGAAGAACTTATCTACTGGAATTGGCAAGTAATTTTCTCCATCACCAACTTCATCAATAGCTCCAATATTGCCATTCTCATCAATCAGAAATACACCAATCTTTTCACATGAATAAGACTTTAGCGTCTTAATAACTGACTGGGCTTCCTGATAAATAATACCAGTAAAATTAGTTGGCTCACGGCCAATAACAATCTCAATACCACCAAGAGTCTGATTACCACCACCAAATGTACGAGCTTCGCCAGGTTCAGTAGTTGGGTTCTGAATGTATGGTGATACAATCAACTTAGTGCCATCAGATGCTGCGAACAGTGGCGTCATTGTAGCCTTTGTTGTTACAGTAGCTTTAGGCAATTTGTTCTTAGTACCAGTAGAGCTGAAAATTCTGGCAATGATTACTTTCTGAATCTGGCCAAAACTCTCTTTGCACTCAGCAATCTCAAGGTCATTGAGATGCTTACCTGCTGGACATCCGCAATTCAATCCCATAACTATTAATAATTAAAAGTTTAACATATAATGCAATACCAGCAGTGAGTGCAGGTTTTGCTTTGGCCCTCGTAGAAGAATCGAACTTCTCTAGTTACAGGACGGACTTGAGAGTAACTAGTCACCAAGAACGAGGTTAACTAACTTTTCGCAAATATACATTATTATATTGAAATAGAACAATTTTTTTAGTTAAAAATCTTTAAAATATTAAATTTATCTCACGTGCGTACATTATTATAAAGGAATATAATTAATCGTCTTCTATGTAATAAGAACTCCAGAGCTATTATTTTAGCTCTGGAGATAAACAGTTAATTAAGTTGTTCATAGCTCCATATAAAGCCATAACATGTTATAAATTTTTCGCTATTTTTATGGTTTCTTTTTGCTGCGTATACTATATTTTTAGATTGATTATATAGTAAATTATTTTGCTTAGCTGCTTGTGGCCCATTTTTATGAATTCCTATAAGCTTTAAATTCTTATCATATTGATAAATTTGCTTACAGCATTTTTGTCTTGCTTTTAATAGAACAGGAATAACTTTATTTCTGTATTCTTCTTTTTGCCAATTTTGTTTTGCTGCATTTGACATTTTACTTCTGTAATCATCAGATTGCCACATTCTTTTAGAAACTTCACTTTGCTTACTGACTCTATTAGCATAAAATTCTTCATCAGTTTTATATTTCTGCTTTAATGAAATTGAAAGTTTAATCTTAGAAACTTCATTCATTTTTCTATTACAACCACCATTTAATATGTTATATCCATTTGGCACTACACTATTAAATTCTTTAATGAAGTACTCTTCTAAAGCATTGAGTCCTTCTATTGTTTTACATTCATCTAATACTTCTACGCTAAAGCATTTATATTTTCTAATTGCTTTATTGAGTACTGTATCAGCTTTATGGTTAATAGCCTCATAGATATGGCCATACATTCTATTTTCTATAGTTCCAGTTGTTTGTCCAATATAGACTTTACTACTAAACTTCATGCAATAAATTGCACACTTAATATTTTGGCAATCATCTATAAACTTAACAATTATTCCTTGTATTTTCTTCTTCATAATTCATTAATTTAATTTTTTAATTCCTTTATGGCTTCTTTTTCCAATGTGCATTTCATAAACGCCAGAAAGTGAGTCTGGAGCATCATCATGGAGAGAACGTCGTCGGTTGTCTTTTCTATAGCTTGTTAAAGCTTGATAGAAATCAGGCCATTTCTTATCCCAGCCTTCTGGCATTAATATCTCTGATTGCACATTGGCTGACCAGTTAAATATACGTGAGAACTTATTTTCTGTCTGTGTAAAGAAGTTAACTACACATCTAAAATTCCTTATTACAGTTCTTAATATTCGTTTAACATTACGACCAAAGCCTCTTCCTCCATTATTAGACTCAATCAGGCATCTATTAGTTCTGTTTCTGTCAAGCATTCTGGCTGTTTCTGGCTCTGTAATTTCCATTGGGTCTTTGGTATATAGAACATCAGTTACGTATATGAATTCTGGTGTATCAATAAAGCAAATAGAGCAGAGTGAATCTGCACCAGTATCTGCAGTATCTGTGTAGTTCCATCTATGCTGTGCTTCTGGTCCTTGTGGTAATTGCTCTGGCTTATAAGTCTTAAAGCCATCAGGGTACATGAGGCCTTCTTTTGGCTTTGGGTCCTGCATATACTGAGTATCAAAAATAATTGGGTTAATTGCTCTCATCTGATGAAGCTCTTCAAGTGTATGCTTCATTGGCCAAAGAGCATGTTCAGTTCCATCTTCATCTACTTGAATTGCTGGCATAGAGAGTACAGTCCATTTATCTGGCTCTTTATCAAGCAAGTAGCCGCATAGGTCATTCTCATGAAGCCTCTGCATGATAATAATAATTGGAGTGTTTCGTGAATTCACACGGTTTCTGATAGTTGACTCAAATCGCATATTAATACGCTCACGTATAATATCTGACTCTGCATCTTCAGGTTTTAACGGGTCATCAATAAGAATTGCTCCATTAAAGATGTTCTTGCGTGCGTCCATCAATCCAAGGACTTTGTTCAATTCTTTATCAAATGTGAGGTCATCGTATGATAGTTCTGCTTCATCAACTTCATCGACCTGTCCAGCACCAAAACCAGTTACCTGTCCTTGTGTAGATACTGCGTAGAACTCACCGCCTGAGAGTGTCTTCCATTTTTCTGATGAGCCTTTTTCTCGTTCAAGCTGTGAATTTGGAAAAAGAGCTTTGTACAGTGGTTCCATCATTGCTGACCTTATAGTGGCTGAGTTATCCTTTACGAGTGTATCAGAGTATGACAAATGAAGGAACTTACATGTAGGGTTTAATGCAAAGCACCACGATGTAAACATCTTGACTACAGTCTCAGTTTTACCATATCTTGGTGGCATATTAATAATCAAGTGATTGCACTTGCCATCGACCACATCTTGTAATGCATTAAATATCAGCTTATGATGATGGCTGACAGCAAATGAACGCTTGTATTGAGCTTTAAACATCGCTTTGGTATATTTCTCAAGAGATGAGAGCATATCAAGCTTTAATAGCTCTTTTGTATCAATCTGACGTCCTGCTAATTTAGCATGGACGTCTGACTGCATTTTTTCTATTGATGATTTACGATAATTCATTTTCTAATTGCTTTTTAAGTTCATTATAATCTTTTCTGTACATCCATCTAAAGCCTCCAGCTGTTTTATAACCTTTTTTCTTTTTTACGCAAGGCCATATACTCTTAATGCCTGTTTCTACTTCTGCCTGATGTGCATTATCAAATGTGTCTATTATATTATAGCTCTCATCATTAGTAACCATTAAAACATCTGATAGTGAATTAATAGCAAAGCTATTTCTTTTATATTTAAAATTTCCAACTAAACATTCAGGGTTCTCTAACGGAAAATGCTGATTGTGCGAATTTTCTTTTTCTATTTTTGCTACACCATTTATGCAAGCATCTTTATAATCAAGTGTTGTTCTTATGTATGACCATTCACTCATTCCATACTCAGATGGAGTAAATATCATATCATAAATTTCATCTTCAGTAAGAAGTGTATCTTCTGATGCCTGTTTAATTGACTCATAAAGCACAACTTCATCATTCTCTATGTGCTTAACAAATCTATTAATCTTAGCTTTATCAAATAGTGCTGTTTGGTCTTTTGGAAGTGGCTTTGTCCAGTAAAATCCGTAAGCTGAACTTCTAACGTGTTTTATACAGCTGTATATCTTATCTCCAAAATCACTTACAGCATCTTTAATATTTTCATAAACTGTATCAACTAAGCCTAGTTTGTTAATTTGCAAAATATTCTGTTTTGCATAGCCAAGACCTATTTCTCCAGCATCATCTGTTGGAGCATTTACATAATAAAAGCCATCCTTTGTTAATTCGTGATTTAGTACTGCAGCTGCAATTTCTTTTTTAGAATAACCATATACCTCAGTTTGCTTTAAACTTAAAAATGTACTTACTAAATTATAATTTCTATCTAATTGATAAATTATACCAATACTATCAACTATTTGCTGTATGTCCATAATCTGTGCTATTTTATTTGTTACTTACCTATGATTGTGTCTCTGATTATCATATATGCTTCACGTGAAACGACTGTATTTGGAATGATGCCTTGAACTCCTTGAAGTTGCGCACTCTGCATCTGTGCTGGAAGTTCAATTTTAGCTTTATCAGCTTTACCAAATATTCTGTCCCACAACTTTTCAATAGTTTCAATATTACCGAGTCTTGAATCTTCCTTGATGCGCTTGATAACTGTCTTTATTGCTAATGGAACTTTTGGATTTGCATACAAAGCATCTAACTGATTTTCATTGCAAGTCAATAAGCATGATAATAAATTATAAGTATCTGTACGCGTGAGGTACATATTAAGATTTATTCCAAGAGAATCAAGTAACTTGACCACATCTCTTTTTGTAGTTCCAGCGTAAGGTGATAAATCAGAATGGCCTTCACCAGCTAAAAAGTTCTGAGCCTCTGGTGAACTCTCTATAACATCTAATTCAGCTAAATTCTGTTCTGCTAATTTCTTCTCGTCCTCAATTCTTTGTACTTCTTCTTCAGTCTTTGGAGCTTTGCTGTTGAGGCTGTTGAGTCGTTGTCTTTCAGCAAGTTTCATCTTAGCAAGAGTAGCTGCGTTGTACTTTTGTTGTTTGGACTCGTATGCCTGTTGTGCACGGTCGAGTGGAGTTTCAGAATAATCAAAGTTTTCATTATCTGAAGAATGGTCTGGAAGCAGAGATGCTATGCTCTCTTTATAGTTTTGTTCTGTATTCATGATTGGATATTTTTATTACTATTTTCACCACAAAAGTACTAAAAATTCCTCAAAAACTCTATAAAATCCTTAATTATTTAAAGAAGTTTCACGTTTAGGCTAAAGTATTAACAGATTTTTTAGTTTGTGGAAACAATGACTTTTTTCTGACAAGCTATTGTTTACATTGATTATCAATGGGTTAGAGCACCGATGTAAATATAATTTACTGTCAAAGTAAAAAATATTGAAAAAGCTATACTCTTATAACTTATTGATTTTCAATGTGTTACAACTCTATATAAATTATAACTCATTGATAATCAAGCCGAAGAGAAACAAAGAAAAGTAAAAATAAAGTCATTGTTTCTCTCTAACTCGTTGATAATCAATTCTTTATAAATGTAGAAACAAAGGAAACAAAGAATCTAAAGGGAGAGGAGAAAAATTAAAAATTGCCTTTTCCATACCATTATAATGGCATTAGTAATGGAAAAGGCAAAAATAGAAAAGCTAATAAGCCTATAGGAGGAGCGGTCCAAAAGCTGTCAGATTTTTTCTAATATTTGAAAATCAATGAGTTATCGAGAAACAATACTATTTTCAACTTTGAGAGAAATTCAATTTACTGGAAATAATCGCTCCAAAATTTTTTTCGGGCAATTTTCGCTGCTAAGAAAGTCGCCTAAGGGCCTGAATTTATGTAATATAGATTTGTAGCCACGAAGCATTATAGCCAATGTGCCAATTCTTATATGAAAATAGATTTGTAGCCACGAAGCATTATAATGCTTATTGTCTGTGAGCGAGTTTTTAGAAAAATTTTTAAGACGAGAACGCGACAATGTATAAGTACTTCTGCAGGGGGTGGCTTTAATGATTTTTAACTGGGGGCCTGTTTTTTATTAACATATTTTATATTAAAAAATTTTTTTATATCGATTATTTGATTACAGCAGCCCTTCACTTTTATTAATAAATTATTTAATAACAGTGAAATATCAGTTCTGGGCTATTATTTTTTATTTTATATATAATCTGTCTCTTATACACATCTCCGAGCCCACGAGACGTAGAGGAATCTCGTATGCCGTCT